TATGATGAAGAATTGGGCTACTAGTGAAGAATTAATAACTTTTTCTGAAAACATTGTTAGTTATATTAAGAGATAGTCTAAACTACACGCATAAATAAAGGTGTAGATTATAAGGATAAAGAGCCTTATAGATAATAAAATGATTTTGAGTTACGGCATCAATCGCTTACCTGTAAAAAATAAGGTATATCTACATTTCTTAAAAGTAAGAGATGGAGGAGAACCTTGTATATTAGAGTTTGATAACGAACTTAAGTATGGGAAACTGAAAGAAGTTAACAGGGATACTACTGAGCAGCAAAAAGTAGTATTTAACAACAATAAAAAAATAGGCTGAATATGAAAGCATTTACGATAACAACCCCGAATATTAAGTGTGACCCCAAAGGCGAGTATAAGAATTATCTTTTGAAACGTCTAGTCATGGCTTATCCAGAACTCACAATCGACGGTATTGACACCGAAGAAAGTCCGTTTAGTTATCAGTATATTGGACCGAACAACAAGATTCGTTTCGGTCGTGATTACTTTTCTCGTTGCGACGCAGCAAAATACGCGAAATGTCGCTATTGCCCGTTTGAACGGGAAGAAAATTATAACATGGCAACTCAGTTTGAGCTAGCTATGAAACGTCTTGACGATTATGCTAAGACACAGCGTGATTATGCACCTCTGTATGATTTCCGTCTTGAAGATGGAACTCCCGTACGTGAGTATGCTAATTTCATCCAGGTAGGCTATAAGCTTATCCCGAAAAACAATTTCGCCGGCTACTATCGTAGTTTGCCGAAAGAAGAAAAGACTGTCATTAATAACATTATTATTATGGTAAATAATAGTACTGAGATTAATGCCAATTTAAGTCTCTAATTTTTACTTTATAATATCAGACTCTTTCAAATTTTATCAGATACTATCATATCATATAAAGTAGTAAACCTATTTTTGTATGTTAGTACTACCAACTGTTAAAAATAAACCAAAAGTACAGAATCCCAGATTTCTAATACTGTTTGGCAAACCAAAATCTGGTAAAACTACATTACTTTCACAACTAGACAATTGTTTGATTGTTGACTTAGAGGGTGGTTCCGAATTCTTGGAAGCACTCTCTATTCAAGCTCGTAGCGTAAATGATTTGGGAGAAATCGCAAATCAAATACGTAAAAAGATAAATGAAACAGGACAGAAACCTTATAAGTATATTGCAATTGATAATGCAACACGCTTAGAAGAAATCTGTTTACCTTATGCAGCTACTTTGTATCGCCAAACTCCAATGGGTAAGGCTTTTAAAGGTGAAGATGTAAGACAGCTTCCTAACGGATCTGGTTACTTATATATTCGAGAAGCAGTTAAAAAGGTTATATTTATGTTTAAAGATCTCTGTGAGAACTTCATTTTAATTGGTCATACTAAAGATAAGATGATCAATAAAGAAGGTGAAGAACTAACAGAGATGGCAATAGATCTAGTTGGAAGACTAGGAGATATTGTCTGTGGTGAAGCTGATGCTGTAGGTTACGTTTATCGAAAGAAAAACGAAACTATTATCTCTTTCGAAGGAGGAGATAACTCTGTAAGAGAAGCACGAGCACCACATCTACGAGGACAAAAGATTGTTATAGCAGAGAGTAATGAGAACAATGAGATAACAACTCATTGGGATAAAATTTATTTACCAGAGTAAAAGATTATAAGATATGTATAGTAAAGAAAGAGCACAACAGATAGTAAAGAATGATGTAAAATTTATTCCCGCAGGTATTCACGAAAATGTAACTTTGAAAAGTGCAAGAGTAGCTGAATCTCCTACAGGATTGAAATTTCTTGAAATCGTTTTCGAGAAAAACGGTGCAACACTTACCCAAACAGAGTGGAAACCTACCAAATTTGAAGGTATGGATGATAGCGCATTGCAGAAGAAAGAGGATACTCAGTTCTCCCGTATGATGCAAATTCTGTTGTGTTGGTATAGTGACGAACAGCTTGTATTCAATGGAACTAGCTTTGAAGAGTTCTCTCAAGAAGTAGTAAACTATTTGAATAATGCTGATAAATCTAAGAAATTGAGAGTGAAGATTGTATATAACGATAAGGGATATACTACTCTTCCGTCTTATGCACGATATACATTTATCGAACCGATGGTATTGCCCGAAGGACAGACTTCTAGCATTACTGAATTGCGAATCGATAATTTCACAAAACCTGTTGTTGCTGACACAGAGACACCAGTTGCTAATCTGACTAGTATAAGTACTAGTTCTGATAATGCAGATCCAAACGGATTGCCATTTTAAGATTAGTATAAACAGCTGCCTACGCTAGGCTTTAAGTAGCGGATACGTGCAATGGAGATGTAGCAAAAGCTACCCTTTTTGATAAAAGGAAAGATCTCTGTTGCACGTTTTAAAAAGATTTGAGGGTAGCAAAAGCTACCCTTTTTGTTTTACTAAAATCAATTTAAAAATGCGATTGTCAAAATTTATTAATAAACATTTTTTCAACAAAGATATTGATATAGTAGACCCTAGATATACATTTAATGGTATCAATACGGTTGATGGACAGAACATAAAGCGAGACGAACTCAAGGAGGGTCAAGTAATTTATGCTGCCATTTCTACTACTATCAAAGAAGACGGGAAGAAGAAAAGATTGAATCAACGAAAGGATCTTTATATGCTTAAAGATTCCTATGGCAAATTTGTTTTTGTTGACTATCTAGGTAATGAATATAAAACCTCTATGACAGGAATTAAGATAATTAACAGTCTCACTCCTAAGATGAAAGAGAAAGAGATTGGAGAATTACTTGATACCTATGATAGACAAAGTAAAGAAGCAGAGAGACTAAAGTTTCTAGAGACTAGCAAACAGTTGGGATTCAACTTCACTAGTCTTGAGCCGGATGAAAAGTTACGTAGGACTATAGAGGCCGGCATAAAGAATATATGGATGGTAGGCCCCGCAGGTTGCGGAAAGAGTACAATGGCAAGAAATGTTGCAGAGGATATGGATCTTCCATATCTTTGTATTTCTTGTGGTATTGGTACGTCGGCTACCGAGTTTATTGGTTATAAGTATCCGACTCGTGAAGCTACTCGTTTTGGGGAGTTTTACGCTAAACCATCTATTATATTGATTGACGAGATAACCGCATTAGATCCGGCAGTTGCCCAGATCTTGAATGCTGCGCTAGCTAATGATGAAATTGAGACTACTACGGGCTTAGTTCATCGGCATCCAAAGTGTATTATTATAGCTACTAGTAATACTTTTGGTTTTGGATGCGACCGTCAATATGTAGCGAATAACCAGTTAGATGCGTCGACCATAGACCGTTTTGTAGGCGGTATTGTGGAAGTTACGTACTCTGCAAAATACGAAAGTCAGTATGATGATGAAGTTGTTGCTTATGTAAACTTACTTCGTAAATTTGTTGCAAAGACAAGTGTACGTAAAGTGCTTTCTACTCGTATGATCCAAGCGGGTCATAATCTTAAGTATCATCACTTCCAAGATTGGGCAGAACGCTTAATTGTTAATTGGTCTGAAAACGAGAAGAAACAGCTCGAAGAATGGCTAAAGGAAGAGAAGAGAGAAATGGAAAGACACAGTAAACCTGGAGATAGACCTTCATGGATACCACAACGTAAAGCAGCTTAATCATGAAAGACTTAACATATGTGTATGACAATATACACGATTTTTACACTGATGCTCTTAATCCTACAGAGGATAGGAATATTAATGACTATAAATATCATTTAAAAGAAGATGACGAACGTTTCAGAGGTCTAGGACTTGAAGAAATTTTGAAAAGTAAATATAATTATCAGAAGGGTCTTGATAATCTCAAAGAGATTGAAATAGACATTAGTCTAGGAGGCTCTTCTCGTAAGTATGTTTATGATGAATTTGATGGAGATGACTTAAACTATGATAGACTTCTTGAAGGTTTTCCAGCAATGAGAAAACGAGTCAAAACGTACGGAATCGGAAGTGGACGTTTAGTTAATGTATACGTAGTTATATCAGAGAATTGTTGTGTCGGAGCAAGTGCTATGATCAATAAAGCTTATACAGCTATACAAATAGTAGATATGCTAGAAGCAATGGGCTATCGTGTTGCAGTATGGGCTTGCGATTCTACTGATGATCCAGGTGGGACATTTCGGGAAGAAAGAGGTGTACACTATCAACTAGAAGTATGTCTTAAACGACATGAAGATGCGTTAAATAAAGGTCTAATATTAAATGGTATTAGTCCCTGGTTTTTTAGGTATTTTATGTTTGCTCATCAGAAAGGTCATTATAAGAATGGCTTTGGAATGGGACATTCAGTACCAATGAAGCTAGAACAGACTAAAGAAAACATAGTCATTAATAACGGACAATGTTTGACTAAAGAGTCAGCAGATGCAAAAATAAAAGAAATTGAACAGTTATTCAAAGTTGAATGATATTGATATGCGATGAACAGCAGCTATGTGATATCCCACATAGTGATGAAATGTAAAATCATTATTTAAATAGTAGGTTTGAGTCCTACAAGATATCAATCGATTTTGTCAGTTAGGAGAAGAATAGCTTCCGTGTTATGGAGCATTAGGAAGATTTTTCTGTCTTTTAATATTTGCACTATAGATTTTGCCGGGTTGAATGTTACTTGAGGTTTATAAGTTATTTAGACTGGTATGAGTAAAATATAGTACTAGAGCTTCTCTATACAACCAAATATTTCTGCAAACAGAAACTGAAAAAGATAACTAGGAGATAATTCACTGAATTTACTAATTTTAACAAATATTATCCTATAGTAAGTGCTATAGGATACACTGCGGAGGTGGAGCAATGGTAGCTCACTAGACTCATAATCTAGAGACGAGGTTCGAATCCTACGTCCGCAACTAACCAATCGTACAAAGTATGTATGATAAAAGAAGGGTAAAACTACCCACAACTATTACTTTGGATTATATATTATCTAAAGTAACCGAATACGACATATATGCTCACTACCTTGGGCAGTTTAAGGTTGGAGCTATCTATAATAGTCCCTTTCGGAAGGATAAAAACCCTTCTTTTGGAATCTACTATAGTAAGCGAACAAGACAACTTTTGTTCAAGGATCATGGTAATGGTGAATGTGGTAATGTAGTTAAGTTTGTATCTTTACTTAAAGGTATAACTAATTACAATGATATACTAAGTGACATAGTAAATCAATTAAAGATTACCCCAGACACTAAACTCGATAGCTCAAAGCAATACATACCTTCTTCTGAGACAGTAATTGGTGTAGTAAGACAGAATTTTACTTCAGTCGATACCAATTATTGGTCTCAGTTTCATATTTCTCTACCCACACTAAAGAAGTATGATGTAAGTAGTATTAAGTATTATCTATGTAATGGTATAGTGAAAGGTATATATAAGAATGATAATCCTATGTATGCTTATAAAGTTTATAATAACTTTAAAATCTATAGACCATTAGGAGATAAATATACAAAGTGGAGAAACAATCTAACTGAGTATGATATACAAGGCTTTAAGCAACTACCTAAGAAAGGTGACATACTCTTTATTACTAAGAGTTTAAAAGATGTGATGTGTTTATATGAGATGGGAATACCAGCAATATCTCCATCATCAGAAAGTACGTTCATACCAGATGACATCCTGGAAGACCTTAAGAAGCGTTTTAAGCGCATTATTATACTCTTTGATAGAGATGCAGCTGGAGTTAAATATAGTCGTAAGGTGAGCCTTAAAACAGGCTTAGAGGCGATGTTTATGCATAAAAAGTTTGAAGCAAAGGATATCTCTGATGCTGTAAAACAAAATGGATTTGAAACTATAAAAGAATGGTTGCAAAACGAAATAAAAAGAAATAGACAAAAGGTAGAGTAAAAAATGCTACACCTAATGTCTACAATGGTATAAAGTTCCGAAGTAAACTTGAAACTTATACTTACAAAAAACTGAAAGAAGCTAAGATTCCGGCTGAATATGAGTCAACTCACTTTGAGTTAATACCCAAATTTGAGTATAACGGAGAAAAGGTAAGATCTATGACTTATTTACCTGACTTCGTAGGCAAGGACTTTATAATAGAATGTAAAGGACTCATGGGAGATTCATTCCCATTGCGCTGGAAGATTTTCAAATATACTCTAATGCAGAGTAAAGCGAACTATAAGTTATACTTAGTTCGTAACCAAAAACAAGTCGATGCTATGATCGACGAATTAAAAACTAAAAAATAACAGATTATGTCAGAATTTATAAAATTAGGTAGTAAAATAGTGACTAAACCCACTGGTCTTGATTATGATTTGATCAACGGTAAAGTGTATAATTTGAAGTACAATCGTTACGAAGGTATGTCGTACTTTGAAGAAGATGGATCACTAAACTTGCCTCCAAAAGTGTATTTGACAGAAGATGATAAGACGTTTATTCATCGTGTCAATACCTATTTTGAAAAGACCAGTAAACTTTCTACTGGTGTAATGCTCAGTGGTATCAAGGGCACTGGCAAAACTGTTATGGCAAAAGTAATTGCACGAAATTCGGGTCTTCCTGTCATTGTAGTAAATGAGGATTTCCCGACAAGTAAAATCAATGACTTTTTCTGTAAGTTCTCTCATCCGGTTGCTGTCATCTTTGATGAGGTAGACAAGCATTGGGATACAGAAGACTTGTTAGGATGGTTAGATGGTGTGCAGACTAATGCAAAGAAACTTGTTCTGTTTACATGTAATAATGAAGACAGAGTGAATAGTTATTTGAAAGATCGCTGTTCTCGTGTACGTTATAGCCGTCATTTTGAAGCGAATGATAATGCTCGTTTCTTGAAGGAAATCCTGAAAGATAAGGGTATTGCTGAGAAGGATATTGAAGAAACTTATGATTTTATTGTAAATAACTTCAATTTGTTATCTATTGATAATATTCTGTCATTTATTGATGAAAAGTTGATGTTCTCCGAATTGTCTAACAAAGATATTTTGAAGGATATGAACATTGTCAATAAGAACGGAAAACATTCCGAAGATGATTCAGAATCAGATAGTGAAGTAATTACTATCAATTTTGATGAAGATGACGAAGATGATTACATGCCTTGCGATTGCTAAAAAAATAGGCAGGAGAAATCCTGCCTTTAATTTTCTATTATGAAAATATGTGGAATAAGCGATATACATGGTGAGTTTATCGATACTCCTGTATGCGATGTATTGTGTATCTGCGGAGATATAGTTGGTTTAAATGATCAACGAGCTTTGGATGCATCTCGTAAATGGTGGTATAATAGATTTGCTAGTTGGGTTAACCGACAACCATGTGATAAAGTTATTATTACTCCAGGTAATCATGATTTCTTTCTAGAAGATGCCTATAAAAAAGGTTATCTTAGCGAACTCAAACAAGATTTATCAGTACGTACTAATGGTAAGTTAGTGATACTAATAAATGAAGAGTATACATATAATGGAATTAAGTTTTATGGATGTCCATTTATAAATCCTATACCTTTTCAGGAAGGTAGATGGGCTTTTGAAGCAGAAGATGATGCTGATTATTATGTATCTGCCAGAGATGTAGATGTGTTTATTACTCATGATAATCCATATAAAAATACGTCATTAGAATATTGGTTAGGTAAAACTAAAACTAATAATTCTATTTACTTATATGGACATTGGCATGATGGACCTTCTAAGGAAGAGAATAAAGCATTCAACTGTTCTATATTGAATGATATGTATAATCGCAAAAAAGGTTGGAAACCTATAGAGATAGAAGTAATGACACCTAGTGATAAGATTGAAATAAACAAAGAATATTTAGCTATACATTTAGTGCGTTAAAAGGAAATAATATAGGTATAGATGAAGTAAAAGAATTCTTTGCACTTCAGAAAGAATACCTTGAAATGACATCTGAGGAAGATGAAGTAGAATTACCAATAACTGGAGAGGAGATAGAAGATGAACCTGATACAGAAGATAGTGAAGAAAGCGAAGGAGAAGATTGATGAGCTTCTCTTAATTCGTAAAGTAAAAAGTACTGTAGAAAGTTTAATTATTGAACAAGAGGAAGATATAAATAGACGTAAAAAGTATATAGAAGAAAATCTTGAAGAAAGTAATATACATACAGCTATGGTACATTGGAAAGCAATGATAAATGCTAGAAAAAATATTAAATTGCTTGAAGAATTCAAAAATTACGTTTTGAATAATGAGAAAAATGAAGGTTGATATACCGTACTATGAAGATAATACTCGTATATCTAATTCAGCTATTGGATGGTTCTTGAAAAAAGGACCAAGATATCTACGTGATATGCTTGATGGAAAAGAAGAAGGTATTAGTGGAAAGTATCTTGAAAAAGGTACCATGATACATGAATATATTCTTCAACCAGAAGAGTTTTGGAAAGATTATGAGATATTAGATTTTGAAGTGCCAAGAGTAAAACAACAGAAAGACCTATGTGAAAAGTATTATAACTACAAACTGACAAATCCTCTTGAATCAGAAGAGAGTATATTATTATCAGCATATAACTTTGCTTATAGTAATAAGAAGTCAGACGAACAGAAGTTAACTGAGGCAAAAAGTATAGTAGAAAATTATGGAAAGTACATAAAGTATTTAGAAATAAGTGATAAGAAAAAGATAATTTCCTTTTCTGATCTTACTATGCTAAAACAGATTAAGACTAATCTTGAGGAACATGTTGCAGCTAATAAGTTGTTATTTGATGTTCCTACTACATATGAATGTCATAATGAGTTTCATATTAACTGGAATTATAAGGGAATACCTTGTAAGTCGTTACTTGACAGAGTAATGTTTGACCATGTTAATAAGAAAATCATTTTGATAGACCTTAAAACTACAAGTGATGTTTATAATTTTAAACATTCTGTAGAAGAATTCGATTATTACAGGCAAATAGCTTTTTACATTTGTGCTATTACTTGGTATATGCTTAATGAACTAAATCTTAATGTAGACGATTATGATTTAGAAGCATATATAATCGCTATTCAGACAAATGGAAATAATGAAGTGAGAGTATTTAACATGTTTAACGAGGATGAATTACTAAATCGTAAAAATGTAATATCTGACGCTTTACAAAGAATATCATATCATATCAATTCAAACGATTGGGATCATACCATAGAGTATTATACTAATGAAGGAATTGAAGAATTATAACCCAAAGACAGAAGAAGAAGTGTTGTTGTCAATTATGCTAGATAGTTGCGTGATCACAGATCACGAAGAAGCTATCATGGAAGTAGAAGAGATACATCCTTTTGAAATGTCTATGGTATAATGGATTTTAGCAAATATAACAAATGGCTGCGGTATTATGCAGCCATTTTTGATTTAAATCCAGATGTATTTAATACTGAAAAATTTGTAGATGTAACAGTTGTGAATAACAAAAGTATTGGAGTAATATACTCTAATCTATATGATCAGTATATAATACAAGAGCTCACATACAATCGATTTTTCTATAATTGTAGAATTATTGATTACAAAGATACAAAACGGTATGCATATGTTTTTACCTTAACAGAGGAAGAAGCTATCTTACTTTTTGATAGAATAAACTCAGTTGGTAATATGTTACTAACTAATGATTTCTATATGAAAGTTTGTATCACTTGGAAAAAATATTTAGACAATTCATTTTATGAATGTTTATATATGTAACATTGAACAACAAAAAAGCCAGGCTTGAACAACCTGGCTTTACTTTTTTAATCACCTACAATCTATTTTTCATAATACCTACGCTTACTAGGTATATCATTAAGTTCTTTAACATTCTTAAGAGGAGTAGATTGCCATAAGGCTTTTTCTAATCTTGTACTACCTTTATAAGCTCCACGTGTAATTTTTTTATTTACATTAGTTTTGTCAACTATTGCATTATAAATCTATTCACCTGGATAACTAGCTATAATACCAAAGTTATCTATAAGACTATATAAAGGAGTAGGAGTTTTAATTGTACCATATATATCTACTAGGTTATATGGAGCTCCAGATTCAAATGAAGTACGAGCCATTACATATGCAAATAAGTTAAGTAATTTATTCTTCTTATCTTTATCTGCAGCTTGTCCTACTATATAAGAAATAAATGGCCACATACCTAATATAAGAGGTAGTTCTATTTTAAGCTTTTTCATATTAGTACGAGTAAGTTCATCTTCAAATCCTTTATTAAGAACTAATTTATTGAATAATTCACTCATAACATTAATATTTTTTCTATCTTTATAGATCTATCCAAATACTCTGAGAGGAGTACGAAGAAGTCCTTCTACATATCTCTAAGAAGTATAGTCCCATTGTTTCTCCATAGTCCATCTTTCCTACATAATGATAGGAATATATTGTCTATGCATCATACACATAGCTCCAAATATATTAGTAGTAAACTGTGCTTTCTACAATGGAGTAAGCTAACCATCAGCAGATCCAGCTAGATTCTTAGCTGTATTACCAATAGTATGCTTAATAGCATCTATAGCTTTCTAATCTTTAGGATTAATAGCTACTATTCTACCACCTACAAACTTGATAGAGCCTTTAAATGAAGTTAACCTTTTCCAGTTATCTTTAGTTTCTTCAGTTCTACCATATTTAGTAAAATAGTCTTCTTTTGACATGAACTAACCGTTTACATTTCTATAGTTGTACATAACAGAATTTAAAATTTGTCCCTTAATAAAGTAATCAGAGGCAGTGTAAGCATGGAATGCCCACTCATTTTGTAATACATTAAGAGCTCTGTTAATATTAGTACGTCTATATAAACTCTCAGTAGTAGATCCTACTTCAAAGTAATCCATCAATGCCATTTGTTGACTCTTATAATTCCTATTACCAGCATTGATACCATATTTAAAGGTATCGTATATCATGTCCTTAAATCCATTAACAGCATCTTCAAAGTCATAAAACCTTCCTGTGATAACATTAACTAAATGAGAATGTAATGCAGTAAAGAAACCAGTAAAGGCACATGCGTAATTCAAACCTAGATTTCGAAGAGTACCAAATGCACGAAGCATATTAAGAAGTTTAGATATGTTATACTCTCTATCTTTAATTGAAAAAGTAATAGAGTTAAGCTTAACATCATAAACATTCATATTAATGAACTTCTCTGCAAACTTATATATATTAGTTTCTTTACCCTCTTTAGGTTGAATTTTCTATTTAAAGAATCTTTTAACGCTAGCAACTACACCATTCATAGAACCAGTATAAGCTCTCTATCCTAAGAATGCTTTAATATTCTCTACCTTAGCTTTAATGGCACTCTTCTATTTATAGTTCTCAGCCATCTTAAAATACTGGATAACAGAACCAACCATATCAGCTGATATAGTAGCTGGGTTATCTAAGTCTTTAATGAAGTATTGAGGAATCATAGCTAAAGAAGTACCATCAGGAGCAGTCTTAACAGATTTCTGAATACCTACATCATCTCCTTTAACAGATATGGCATCACGTAAATAACTACCTATACCAGTAAGAGGATTATAGTTATGAGCTTTCAAGAATTTATACATAGATCCAGATATCTATGGGAGCTTGTATTTATTCAAACCATGAAGATTATCTAACTTACTATTAGACTCAGCCATAGTATTGATTAAAGCTTCTCTAAGAGCATTTAGTTTAGGATCACTAGTAATAGCTTTAAATGCTTTACTGTTATCATACATAGATACTTTTGGTTGATAGTACTCATCATTCTTTCTATCAAATTTCTTATTATAGAAAGGAGATTCTTCTGATAACTCAGTAAAGTTCATAGAAGGCTCTATTGATATATACTTAGAATCTTTAGGAACTATTTTAGTATAATAGGATTTAGGTACAGTTCTACCTTGAGCATCTACATAAGTATGTTGTAGTTCAAATAACTACAAAGAACCAGGATTATCTTGATCTGCAATAGCGGCAGCACTATAGTCTCTTCTATACTACTCTGTTGGAACAGTCTTAGCTATATCATCAAACTTAAGACCTTCTTTCTTTGGTCTCTTTTTAGACTTTCTAATTTGACGTAACTTTAAATCTATTCTATTAAGTAGGTTGATAGTAGAGTTAGGCATGAGATTAACATTTATCTCTCCAGATTTATCATCTCTGAAAGTATTAAGTATATCCCTTTTTTGACGGTTTAACTCTTCATATGCCTCACCATAATCAGTTCTATCTATCTTTGATAATAGTTCATAGAACTCTTGTGAGTAAACAGTTCTAGTATTTCTATCTATCCATTTTTGATATTCTTTAGGACTTAGAGTAGCTTCTTTTTCTTTACGTACTTCTTCAAACTTCTACATATTAGTCTTCATCTTAAGACCTTTAGCTAGCTTATCATTTAATTCTGATAGTTCATCAGCAATAGCTCTCTCTACACTTCCTAGAGGTTTTTCATTTCCATAGATGTCATACTTACTAGATAGCTATTTCTTCTCTAAGAATAGCTCTTGTAATTGATTCCATTCTTCATCAGTAAACTTTTCATAGTGTACGATTCCATCTATATCTCTGTACTTACTTGAGATATCTCTGATTTTAGTAGTAACCAATTCTCTAGCATTAGCTGCTTCATCACTCAATTGATAGAATGCTTCATAGTACTCCTTGGTATACTTACGCTCACAGTGATTAGATAGCCATTCATTCTTTCTACGATTATACTCTATTCTAACGCTTCTATTCTCTGGAGAAGTAAGGTCACCAGGATGTAATCCTAAATCTGTTCTTAACTACTTTAAAAAGTTATTATAGTCATTCTAGAATCTTCCATAGTTTCTATCTCTAACGATGTAACCAGTGGTTTGTCCGTTTTCATCTACTTCAAACAAAGCTTTTTGATTATTATTAGCATCCTTTAACAGCCTAAGTAAGTCCTAAGCTTTATTAAATGTGTTACTATTAATCTTATTTTCTGTATCCTGAAGTATTTTGTATAAGGATTTTACTGCATCATCATTGATTTTATCGCCAGCACCTAACCATCTTGTTAAGAAAGATATATCATTATTTGTTTCCTTACTTTGTTCCACTAAGTAATTATAGATAGTAGGAGAATTAGCCTTAATTCCATTGTCCAACATAAGACGTCTAGCATTCTCTACCTACATTCTTTTTACGTGATCAGAACAAGCATCAAGTATTTGTTTACATAATTCAAGCTATTTTAACAAAGAATTATATTCTGGTTTACCAATTATTTCCTAATATTCAGATAAATTAACTAAAGAATTGTAAACCTCATCTGCATACTTACAATAAAAACCAAAATAATTCTTGTTAAGAGATACAAGTCTTTCATCAGTAAGAGCATTTACTCTACCATTATAAGCATCTACTACTTCTTTAGCTATAGTTTTAACATCACTTACTAATTCTTTAGTAAAATTAGTAATTATATCTATATCACTGATAATGTCATTCTATAGATTCTTAATCTGATACTTTATATGTTCTCTAATTTCATTTCTCTAGTAACTATCTGTTTCATCTAAAGCACTTAACCTAGATTGTAAACCTTTTTCAAGATTTTTTCTAATAGATTTAAGTCTAGAATCTAATTCCTCTTGGGTATTAAACTAATACTTATTAAAGTTATTTACTTTTTCTTCAATATTATTAGCATTTTCTTGAGTAGTACGAGTAAACTCAACTTGTTCCTACTATTGAGAAAATATATACTCTCCGTTTTCATCTAGCTGATCTTGTGCTATACTCTTCTTAAATTCATCTTTAAATGTATTAGCTTTATAAATGATAGCCTGTGTTCTATCACCTTCGTAGTAATCTAGAAGATCTGAAAATAGCTGAGACTAAGCCCCGTTAGGAGCCTAGTCTATAGCATAACCATTATTCTCAGATATTACGTAATAAGCAGCGTCCTCACCCAACACTTGAGCCACTTCATCAAGGGCTGCTTTAATCTTTTTATCTTTTATATTTAAACACTGCATTATTCACATTCTTTTTTACGTTTCTTACCTAATTCTACTAATGCACCCATGTCTTGAGCATCTTCTTCTGGCATTATTTCACTGAATATATCAGTTTCAACTTGTTGATCAAACATTTCTGTGAGATTGCCAACATCCTATACCTCTTGAAGTTCTTGTACTACATCCATCATAGCATCAATGGGATCAAATTGTTCTTGGAATGTATCATATACAAACTCATTAGCTTCTTGCATCATTTCGTCTGTAATGAATTCTTCATTAGATTGTACTACTTCACTAGCATCAGTAACATCTACAACATTACTAATTACTGGATTACCATCTTCTATTCCAGCTATCTCTTTAGCATCCTATTGTAACCTTACTTTAATAGAGTTTACATTAGTAGGCATAAATTTAATAGTAACATTTGCATCCTTTGGCTTACGGAGAGTAGTTAAAGCTTGAGCTTCTATCTAACCTTCTGTGAGTAATGATTTCTCATTAAAGGAATTCTCTGGGAATGCAGATGGTTCCAAACTATCTTTTTGGAATTCCATTACTTTGAATCCATTATCATTAATACCGAGTTTAGGTATTCTTTGATAGATATACTTAGTACCTCTAGCAATTGGTTCTCCCTCTTCATTAATATATTGGGTAGTACCTACTAATCTATAGAGTTCTGTAGTCTTAGCATTTCCTGAACCATTAACTACTTTAATAAACTCTTTGCCTCTAGTAAGACTAGAACCAAATAAGTCTGTTTTAAGAGTTAATTTACCATTGACAGTATAGTTAGAACGAGATAATATCTTATCTCCTTTCTCTAATTGTAAAGAATATGGAGTAACTACCTAATCATCCCACCACATATTTCTAGCAATTGCTATATTTACGGAAGGGAAGTACAGAGCTTCTGCATTATCATTTTCTTGTGCAATTAGATCATAGGCTACTTTGTTAGAAGAAGTTCTAAATTGAGTAAGACCTTCTTTTATAACAGAAGTATAACCATTCTATATCTTCCAGTCAATAGGTACAAGATTGAAGAATGAATTCGGACCAGTTTCATCATAAGAAGTAAGATAAGCATACTTAGCTAAATCATTAGCAAAGTCTCTTATAGCTTCATCTTCTGACTCTAACAGTTCTGCAAATGCAGATACTAATTGATTCTCTGTATCAAAGTCATTATTCAATGAAGAATCAGACAATACAATCCTATCTACGATTTGTACATTACCATCACCAGGATACTCTTGTAAGTAGTTAAGTAACTCATTTTTAATAGTACCATCTTGGTTGATCAACGATGGGAAGTTGTTCTTGTTTTCAAGTATGTACTGTTTGATACCAGTTAACCTCTTGCACATACTATTACTTCCATATAACATCTCTACCAATTCTGAATCTGTAGCACTAAGTGCAGGAAGAGATCTAGTTAATCTAGCTCTTATTATAGAGTCTATATATTGAGCAAACTGATTAACGAATTTCTTATCTCCTACATGTTTATAAGCTATAGCTTCTGTACCATTAGAATAAGTAACTGTTTTAGCTTCTCCAAATATACCCATAGCAGATGTAAATATATTCTGATATACTTGAGTAGCTGGGAACACCTGAGTCTTTAGTATCTTTCTTGGAAGAGACGTACCATGATGTAATTTAGTACTTAAGAATGTCTAACCAAAGTATGTACGTAAAGCAGCTTGAGGATTATTCTAATCGAAGTCTACTCCTCTAATAGTAAACATCTCACCTTTATCAGTGATGAATGTCTCGTAAGAGTTTCTAAAGTTCATCTATTGAGCTAAAGTATTACCGAATTTCTTAGTATCAATCTATGAACGATGTACTAATTCACTAAGAGTTTGAGCATCGTTAGATAGTTCTTTATAAGCCTTAAGAACCAATAACTATTGATACATAGAAGCAACACTACCTTCATTTTTACTCTATAAAGAATGTATGAGTCTATTATCATCGAAGGTCATACTTCTGTCAATAGCTCTTTCGTTGCTATTAGTTGTAATCTTATCAAGTCCTACTTCATCAGCAAAACCATTATAGATTTCTTCCCATTGAGACTTATTAGTAGATAGATTAGAAATAGCATTTCTAAGTTTAGTACCATATTCTTTATATAGGGAAGCTACTATTTGATTCTCAGTAACAGTATCTACACCATAAACACCTTTGTTAGCAATCATAGCATTAGCGAACTTCTTAAGTACAGGTTGTGCTAAGAAGTAGAATGCACTTTTACCCATACCACCACGTAACAGTAAGTTAGTCATGTTATAAGTAATCTGATTAACATTCAGTGTCATAATGTAAGGATCTTTAGCAACGTCTACATGAGCATTGATCATGGCAGATAACCAGTCAAGTATTCTAAATCCGTCTTTACCTCTGATTTCATCTAACTAGCCGAGTCCATAAGGATTACCGTTAGAGTAAGCCATATTAAGATGTACTAGTTGAGTTAAACAGTGATTAGTAGAATTCAAAGCGAACGGAGCGATACCAGCTTTACCACCAGTATATTCTTCTTTACGTGCTAACTGGAAAGATGGAAGCAATTCATACATCGGTAATGCTTCTTTCTTAACAGAAGGTTGAATTAAAGGAAGAATATCATTCTGTAATAATTTAGTAAGAGTATCAATAGAAGCTCTAGTTTCTGCCATATTCTTATTATCAGATACTGCTATCTAATAATTCTGAATAATTCTATTAGTAAGAGCTTTTTGATTCTGTTTAGATGCTGGTAATTCTACACCGTTCTCATCAACTTCATACTGTATTATCTTACCATTCTCGTCATAGTTAAGAGTAGCCAAATACAGTTTATCAACGTCAAAGTCAGAACCAGTCATTGCAGTAAACTCATCTGGTACAATTACAGTATCACCAATTCTATCAGGAAGTACGTCTACTACTTTAAAACTAAATGTAGAAGACAAACCCTATGTAGGAATACGGTAACCAACTCCTACAGGTGTAGACGAAGTACCGATAATACCTTTCTCCAATAACCATTTTCTCATTTGACCATAGCTACCTTGAAACTCTTTCGGTACTATATGTCTAAAGAAGTTAGTACTTAGAACTACGTCCATACTACCATCTTCATTCAAGAAACGCAGTTTCTTACCGTCATTGATAGCAAAACCTAATGCTGATTGTTTTCTAGCACCTGTAGCTTTGAAACCAAAAGAAGACATCTGTACAGCTGAACCACCAGGAGTATTAAGATCTACAGCATGTTTGTTTACATAAGATATTATTCTACTTTCAACCCATCTACGAGAACTTGTAGCAGCCAAAGGAACTTTAAATTCCCCACTAGCATCCAGTTTAAATCCTTCTATAACTTCATTAGACATTCCAGAAGATACAGCTTGGCTAATAAGATATTCAGATAATTGTCTGTTATCAATAGAGCCATTGCGATAGAATCTTTTAATTACTTCGCTAGATCCCTTAACAGATAGAGCATTGATGGCATCCATTACTTGGTTCTTAAGTTCAGAACCAGTTATAGACTTACCTTTATTCTCTCCATATATACGATCATCTACTAGATTGCCAAGACATATCTTAACTGCTTGTGTACCAAAGGAACGATCTGTGTGTTCGTGAGGATCAGTATTCAGCTGTAAACGAAGATTACTTATATCCTATGTGAATACTGGAAGATTACCTTCTTGCTGGAATACATTATAAGAGGGCTTCATTAAGTCTTCTGTATTGAATGTATTATTACTAGTATCTTTATAGGTCTAATACTTCTGTCTACCCCCTACTTTAACCGCTGATTCAAAAGTAAGCATATCAATAACACCTAACTCTTCATTATTCATGCGGTCGTATAATAGTCTGTTATCTGCCTTAGCAAGTACTTTGAACATAGGGAAGATAGCCATCTTATCGAATACTGGAATATTAAGATTAAGCTTATCATCTTTATGGTCTCCAAAGTAAACCATTTTCAATGGATTAATAAGAGCAGCACTAGTTTTAGCATACTTAACAGGATCATTCATCCAGCTTTCATCATCGCCTTCCATTATATTATAAGCTTCCTCGATAGCATCAGACCATTGACCTAACGCTTTCATTATCTTACGATACAATGCTGGACGAATATAAACAGCTGCGTCAGATTGGTTAATCTAACCATCTGCATAAGGATTAGCGCTATTCTTTGAGTAAGAATCTACAAATTTCTTCTGTTCATCGTCAAGTGAATTATAGAACTCTTCCTCTTTCTCTTTAGTACTCAAAGCCTCAATAAGCTAATTATCATTATATTCTGGATGTTGTTGACTAAGCAAGTCTCTAAGAATAGAATTTCTAAATATATTCAACAACTGTGAATGATATTCAGATCCTATCTCATTATCTTTAAGATGAAGAACACTAATGTTTGTATTATTCTCTTCCGGATTTTCCCATATTGTTCTTAGATTAGTACCAGTAGATAGTACGGCTGACAAACGTTTAATCTTGTCTACGTCTCTACCCGATATAACATCATAAGAAGCTATAACATTACCACCATCATCTGTAATATCTTTCTTAAACTTCTTCCACTTATAATATGCAGGATCTCCAGTAAAACATTTCTCTACCTCTATAATAGACAATGCACTATTTGCAACATGAGAACCGATTGCTGAGAACAAAACATCTTCTTCAAATAAGTAACTAAGATTAGAAGGATACATCTGTTTATTAATACCTTTACGATAGTAAGACATTATATTATACGGAACAAGTTTATTATAGTAATGTCCATTACGTATTCCAACTATACCTCTATCTAATAGCTTAGCTAATTCTCTATTTGTAGCTCCTACAAGTAGATTATTAAGAGCACTAAATATAGGTGCAGAACGGTTGTATTCATCCAAAGTATTTACATTTTCTTTTTCAAACATAAGAACTTTTAAATCCTTCAGATATTTCATTACTTCTTCAGTTGAACCGTTTGCTTCAATATTAGCAAGATCTTCATTGACATTAATAACATTATCTCCAACTCTTAAACTACTAAAGTATCTGAATCTACCACCGTTTCCGGATGCATCCATTTTACCATTCTTAATCTTACCATGATAGTTATCCACTCTCAAGGTAGGATTACTAGCTACATAATCTTTATGAGCATAATAATCAAATACAGCATCAAATTCATCTAACCAATAGTTAGCAAATATATTTAAAGTACTTTCACTAAACTTTCTATCGGCATTGATAAACATCTAGAAATCTTCTGGCACTTCCTGACCTAACATTTCATAATAGTTCAGATCTCCTTCATTCAATTCTCTAGATGTAATGAAATCTCTAACTAACTATAATCCTGATATACTATACCATGTCTTCTTATCAGACATAGTAGGTAATACCATTTGATTATTAAATGTTAAGGTAAGCTTAGCAACATAGTCTTCTACAGGAGTTATACCAAAGTAGTCTCTACTAGTATCTCCTATGTTTAAAGCTAAGAAGTTATGTAATTTAAAATTGACCCCATTAGCATTAGCTATAAGACTTCTCTTACTATAAGGAGTACTTAATATTTGTTCTCTCTTACCATGAGTATTCTAGTTAAGATTACGAATCTAATCAGTCATATAGTTGTTTTCACTGATAGGATATACCAATGCTCCATCTGCTCCAGTAACACTAAATTCTTGTGGAGAAGGGTGTACCTTACCATAAGCAACGGCCATTAGATTGATCTATGCTGTAGGAGAACTATAGTTAAATATTCTATCAATAGTTCTAGCAGAACCTTGTCCAGCTCTCTTTTTAATAGAGCTAGCCTTAGTACTACCTAACAACATAATATCTCCAAGAATACCTTTGTTGAAAGATTGTAATTGTTTAGTAGCTTTTCCTCCTACTTGATTCTCCAACTGGTAATTAGAATCCCAAAACGCAATAAACTTATTAAGCTACGGTATAGTAGTAAGATTAGTATCTGCAATTTGTCCAAGTAAGTAATTTAAAGATAATTCATCAAACGGTATTTGAATAGCATTACATATTTCAATGAAGTCATTCTTCATTTGTTGCAATAACAATTCCCCATCTTGTAGATTCCTTCTATCTTTTCTTACTTTAGCTACAGTCTTATCTATGTTTGCACGTCTAGCTCTTATATATGATACTGATTTAGGATTAATATACCTTTTACCATCATCATCAGTAAGTACATTATTTGAAGCAAAGAATGCTTTAGACCATCTTGATGGTAATCTTCTGATCTTTCTAAGATTATCACTATCCATTACTTCCCAAATAGATCTTTTAAGAGCAGCGGCAGTTTCATAATCTCTTTGTTCATCAGACATATCATAAGTAATATTAGGAGTATCAGATTTTACATTGATAGTATTCATCTAAATCTTAGCACTCTTAATAGTAACTTCAAGTTGAGTCTTGGTATTCTCATCTATAGGAGTCTCTTCTGATGTAAGTATCTCATGTAAAGCATAGAAGAATGGATCAGTTTCGGCTAAACGTGCAGCAGTATTGACAATATCTTCATATTTATCAATGTTCCACATATTCTCCATAATCTTATTCCATACTTCATTGAAAGGTTCAGTAACAGGTAAACCGAACACATCGTCCAATACTGGAGATATTTGTTTTTCTACTACTCCTGTGTCCTCATTCTTTACAAAAGTATACTCATACTTAGGTACAGAGTAGAAGAACAACTTAGCACGGAATGCAATATTATCTTTCTTACTGGCTTCTCCTTGATTCTTATCCCAAGTATTATCAGGCTTGTCACCAGTTTCAGTTTCAAGACGAGTATTCTCTTCTGTTTCTACTTTCTCTACTTCTCTAATACCTAGTTGTTCTAAACGAGCTAATATATTCTTCTTAAAGATGTCCTTATTAGTTACTACGTCTTCTACCAATGGAGTATTTTCCTCAGTAATCCAACCACTATCTAATTGTGTTTGAATAGTATCGAACATTCCATCAATGTTCAGTTTTCTAACATCTTCAATACTTCTAATACTGTACATACTCAATGAAGTAGATACTAAAGAACTAACCATCTTATAGTAAGTATCTGCATCAAGTATATTAGGCATATTCTACATTTGTTCCTTAGAAAGACCAGGAATATAATAGAATACACCTTCGTCGTATTTATTATAGAACTCTTCTTTAGCTCCTTGAGGTATCTGATATTTAGCAAATTGACCACTCTGGATAGCTCTAAACAGTCTATTCTACAATGTAGGTTTACCTAAGAAAGCTCTAATATAATCTCTTACATTTCTAAAAAATTTAACGAGTTTATATTTCAGAGTAGGATTCTCTTCATTAAGCATATAGCTTTTGAATTCTTCTGCTAGAGCTTCTTCTACTTCCTGCCTAGTCATATTCTCAGTACCACTATGAGTATTAACATACTCTTGATAAACCTGATTACGTTGATAATCATTCAACAGAAGTAAGCTCACATAGTGGAACGCTTCATGGTATTGTACACCCTCTCCAGAATCTTTAGACAATACAATCTAAGGCATTAATTCATTTGCTATTCTATTAATAGCAACTCTCATAACACCATAAACCTTATTGTCACTGGCTGTACGTAATGCAGCATTAGTAACAATAACATTGGTAGGATCAATACCAAGAGTATCTACAAGCCATCGTTTTGCTCTCTCGGGATTAATTGTACCTTCGCCTCTTACATCAGAATATACTCCAGCTATAAATTTCTTTGGAGCCTGTGTTACTATCTTATTTCCAGTTTTACCATCAATAATACCCCAACCATATCCGGGGAGTAACTTCTAATCCTACGGTATAGTTAACCCATACTTCTCTAAGTTCTAGGGAGTGGCTGGTTCAGCAATAGTAGGAGTTTTACGATTACCCTACTTAGGTTTAGTAGAAGCTGGTTCTTGTTTGGATATAGTTTCTCCAGTAGTAGTCACAGCAGCTCTAGGCTGTTCTACAGGTTTCTGCACTGCTTTATCTATTCTGACATCATCAGTATATACAAAAGGAGCATAGAACGCATGTTCTCCTAAATCAGTTTTTAGCTTACCGTTATTAATAAACCAAGCTGCCATTATAGGAGCATCTAAACCTTCCTATTGTATTTTAACAGGATTGTTATTTTCATCCATTCTATAACCAAGATCTTCTAATCGGAATCTTAAATCTTGATTATTAAACAAAGTAATGGCTCCGTCTTTTACTATCTCTGGATGTTCTCTAACAGTATTAATAATACTCTATACAAAATTAGCATCAGGAGCAGACATCAATACGTCTTTGTCAGTATTCCAGTGAATATTCTAAGATATATCAAATACTATTCTACGTTTCTGTGCCTCTGTTATCTTATCTAATTTAGTGAATCTAGTAGTATATCCCAGTTGTGGTCTACTATAGTCTCTAAGACTACCAGTGATCAGAACTCTTTCTCCTACTCCATTAGTATATACATGTAACTGTTTTCTGAGTAAGAAATTGAAATTATGTTTTTGTTCATCACTAAGACCTAACATTACTGTTTTACTTCCGTGATTAGCCAACAAACCTAATAAGAATTCGCTACCATTACCAAATATATTATTTACAAGTAACTCATAGATAAGTTCGGCAGTAGACATAGGGATAGGTTTACCATTCTCATCTACATTCCTAGTACCATCAACGCTTCTTGATAATTGTAAATCTTGTGGACTATTGACCCCAGGTATTCTATGAAGTTCCTCAGCCAACATTATAGGGAGAGTAACAGATTGTGATGGAGTATTCTCCTTCTTGGGTATATAATATATCTTACCAGAATATCCTCTACCTTGTACTTCTGTAGGACCAGATTGATCTAATCTCTCTATAACATACGGATCAATACCAAATGGACCAGTTCCATATGCTAATTCAACATCTCCGCTTATAATATCTCTAGATAGTGCGTAAGAATCACTAGGGATATTAAAGTCTTTTACTTCATTAAGCTTACGATAAATAGGTAATCCATTGCTGTCAGTCTAGTTATTAAGTGTACCGTTACTAATACGCATATTAGTTGGTTTTACGTGCTTGTTTACTTTAATAGGTAATTTACCATCAGCAAAGTAATTAGGAGCATATGACTTAATAATTCTCTATCTGAGAGATCTTAGATTATTAATCTGATTATCTACTTCTTCCTAATTCATTCCAAGTGCTAACAGATCTTTCCTTAACTGATCTGAAATGGCTCTTAGTGAAGTATTGTAAACCTTTCCGTCTTTCTCTAGTATAAGGTGAACAGCTAGATTGTCTATGGCAGAAGTACCACCACGCATATCGTGTGTAGATTGAGTAACTATATAATAAGCATCATCTACTGTACTTAACCATCCTGGAGTAGATAGCATTTCAGCTAACTCTGATCCTGGTCTACGTGTTACGCTCTCGTTATTTACAGAAGTAAACTCTACAGACTTTCCTCCTATAGTAATGGGCATTACTTCATCAGTAGTAGGAAGATAGAAGAACGTATTAGAAATATAAGCCCTCTTCTACTTACTCTTGGTTACTATAGAATTGCGAGAATCTACGTCCGCGGTCTAGTTAGAAAATGCAGATGGACCAATAGACGGATCATTGTCGTACAGATCAAAATCCTATTGAAACAATAAAGTTTCATCCCCAACAGTAATAGCATTACTCATTTCAGCCATACCAGTAGGATCCCACATTACTTCATCTGTAGTAGGATCAATAAATACTTCATCAGCTGTACCATCTAAGAAGTTAGGTACATCTTCTTCTATCACTTTAGGAGTAAGAGTAGGAGATGGCTCTGGTTCTGGTACTTGAGGTTTGTTAACAGGTTTCTCTTCTTTTATAGGAGTTGGTTCTGGAGCACCTCCGTTTTCAGAATCATCTTGAGTTTCTTCAGTAGCTATATCATCAGCATTAGTAGTAGGAACTTCTTCTACCTCATTTATTTCTGTTTGAGGATCGGTTACCTGTTCTGCACGATTATTCTCTATTTCTATTAATACTTGATCATCAGTATTATTATAATCAGCATTATTGATAGCTTCTTCTTGTACTCTGATATCTTCAGTTTTATCCGTATACTCGTCGTTTACTTCAGGTATTTCGTCTTCAATTACTACTCTTTCACTTGGAGTTTGTATATCTTCACTAAACTCTTGTTCTAGAGTATTGAGCAATCTTTCAACTTCTGTTACATCAGTTACTTCATCCACAGCAACACGAGGAGCTTCAGTCATTTCATCCTACGGAATCTCAGGCATAGTCTCAGTTGGTTCTGGTATAGTTTCCTCTACTGCTGCTTGCACTTCGTCTGCCTGAGCAGATATATCAGTAGTTTCTTCTATAGGATCTTGTACAACTGGATCTTCAGCTGGAGTACCTTGTTCCTCTAGTTTCTCTTGTACTGCTTCTTTCTCTTTCTAATTTCTACGTAATAGATCTCTTTGTATAACAGATATAGCTCTACGCTTAGCTGTAGTTTCTGCATCAGCTAGAGCATCCTTTGCTTCCCATTCTCTATTTACTCTGGAGTCATACTCTTCACGTATCTTTGCTTCACTTCTAGCAGGTCTTCCTGCTGCATCATCTTCGTTTGCATACTCTGTAATGATAGCCTGTCTTTGTTCATCTGTAAGATTGTTCCAAGTAGGTTTATACATACGAGTATCACCTGTGTATCTACCAGTTACATATGCTGCATTGTGAAGCATTAGATCAGCTCTAGCTCCATCATTAACATATTTAGCAGCTAATGCTTGTTCTAGCTCATCTTGATACGGTAATTTGATATCTTGTTCAGTAGTAGTAACAAAATCTTTAGCAGTCTATAACTATTCCTTGATGTATTTCTGTATACCGGATATACCATCTACATTCACATCCAGTTCAAGATCTTTCTTTAACTGTTGCAAATCCTATTTTCTGTTACTTAGTTCTTGATCGAGATTACGAAGAACATTATAATTTACTATAGCCAGATTAGCATCAAAATCTAAATTAGGATCAATAGTTTCATCCTATCTAATTCTACCTATAAGATCTTCCAAGTTCTTAGTAGAAGTCTTTGAAGCTTCAGTTTGATCTCTAAGTCTATCTCTTAGATTGATAGCATTTTTGATAATCTATTTGTACTGAGTATCACCATAATTAGCACCCAGTTCACCAGCTATATTATTAAGAGTTCTATTAGAAGTATATTGTGATACTACATTAGCTAGATTGATATCTTCATCAATCATTTCGTCAGTAACACCACTTGGCTTATAATCTTTAAGGGATTGTAAAGATTGACGTATTCTTCCAAAGTTACCACCTTTACTTTCGTTTGCTGCTGATATGAATTGTTCTACTTTAGCATCTTTCTCAGCATCAGCATAATGATCTGCAGTAAGACCTCTAAGTTTCATATCAGTTAATGTCTACCTAGTTCCTTGATATACATCTCTGGAACCATATACTCCAGTCATAAACAGACCAGTAAATCCACCGATAGCCATTTCATTGTGGAGATCTTTATCTGTGTTTAGAGTATTATCAGGATGTAAACCATAATAAGCTAGATTAGCTTCCATACCTAACTGAGCCATATTAGCTACTCCATTAAGTATGTTATATCCTTTAACATTATCGTACTTACCTTGTTGGTATCTAGAAGATACTATATTCTGAACACCTTCTTCTGTACGCTCAGTAAAGTAACTTATTCCTGCTGCTTTACCTATTTTAGTAAGAGTATTGAGAGCATCCTTTGCAGCTACTTTACCCATAGGGTTCTTTGACATCTTATCAGCCACTCTAGTAAGAGTTCTGTTAATGATGTTTTGACCTGCATCTGCTAATTCTCTATTAGCTACAGATTGAGCCATCTCTGCACTAGCAACTCCAGCAGCAGTTTTACCAAGAGTACGTCTTAAACCATATGCTTTAGATAGCCAATTACCTCCATAAGAGAACATGGTAGACTCTAAATAATCTGGAATAGACAGAGCAGCATTAGTTTCTCTAAGTACTTCTAAACCTCTCTTAGAATCTTCTAGTATCTGATTATACTGAGGATCGCTGGTCTATAAGTTTTGAGCTACAGAAGCTTGGAACAGTTCGTAATCAGTCATGTTATCTACATCATATCCTAATGAAGCTAATTTAGAAGTAGTTTCATTTAGTATCTGAGGTAACTGGATACCAAGTTCATCAGCTCTATTAAGTACCTTTTCTTGATATGCGGAGAATGCTTCTGATGAAGTTTCACTATCACGCATATAAGAAGCAATAGACATATTGATTCCAGCCTCTGTCATTGCATACAACAGAGGTAACGTACCACCAGAAGTAGCAGCAAGTGCTCCCTTAGCAGCATAATTAAGTAATGTACTAGCTCCCATCTATCCAATCATAGCCCCGAATTCTGAGTAACTACTACCTAGATGTGGTAAAGCATAATACCAACTCATTGGATCAGATAGATTGATCTCGTTATTCTCAAACTTACGCTTAAATTCAGGATCAATCTTAGTAGGATCAAACAACAGATTACCTTTCTTAATAGTGTTAATCTTAGCTTGAATGTCCTCTTCTTGTTCCTGTTTACGAGCTCCAGCGACTCCCATTGCTTCTCTTATCTAAGAGATCTAAGTAGCAAGAGTATTAGCGTCATTGGTATTTCTACTATTCCACATATACTCTATTTGTTCTGGACTAAGCTCGCCAATTCTACCAAAGATAGGGTCCTGTACTCCACTCCATTCCAACATGTGTTTGAAGTTGTTTCCGGGATCTACGTCAGCAGCATACTTGGCATTTATATAATCATAAGTGTAGTACTTGAGTAAGTCCTTAATACTACCAAAATTCTCTTTATTAGAGAACAACTTACCTGGATTGGTCTCATAGAAAATATCCTGCATATAAGGATTGGTTCTTGCCATGTCCCTAACAGCAGGTTCTAAATTAGCTAATTCGGAATATAATTGAGTTTGCCTACTAACAGCAGCACTCATCTAATCTTCTGACCACTGATTTCCATTTAGTTGTATATCAGCGTCTAAGTCTGATAATTCCTATTTAATATTAAGATATCTATCTGCTTCCTCTAATTGAGGTAACCATTTAGCTTCTGTGTTATTAAGCTGATCATACTTTTTATCAAGATTAACTTGATGTCCTTGTACGTTAGCCTATCTCCAAGGATCAGCAAGACTACCTATTCCTTTTACTAGTCCTCCTACTCCTAGAATTTTTTCAACTGTATCAATTGTATTATCCCACCAAGAGCGGAAGAAACCTTTATCTTCCTGCTCTGGTTGAGATTGTTCATGATAATCTACTTCATTTAACTATTGACTAACTGATTCGGCAGCCTCATTTCTGATCTGTGCCTATCTAGCTTCTTGTCCATAATCTCCTGTTCCAGTGGGATCTAGCACTGGAACTAAGGGATCTCTACCAAAATCTTTGGCTCTATCGGTATAGTTAATAATGTTGTTCATATTTTATTATTAGTTCATTCTTTCTTGTTCTGAAAGTATATTTTGAGTATCTATGGTTTCCCCTCTAAGACCTCTAGTCTTCTTACTATATCTAGCATCAGAAGTAATAGCTGCCTCTCCTCTACTAGGTATTCTACTACCTATCTTTACTCTAACGTATTCTTTACTCTTATCTCGAACATTAGTAGATATACTTACAGGTTCTCCTTCTTCTGACTCTCTACGAATAGTATTAGACATCTGCATATCTCCAAGTGTGACTACTTGTCCACCAGCTAAACGTATACTTTCATCATCTGGATAATCCGATTTATTAAACTGATCTTTAGGTATATAAGCATACTTAATCTGATATACTTGATTACCATTTGTTACAGCTTTAGTATCTCCTTCAATAATGAAGTCATGGAACTTGTTTCCAGATTTCCAATCTTTAACAAACTTGGCTCTAGCTATAGTACCTTTGGCACTTTTAGGAACTCCACGTTCACCTTTACCTGGAGTCTCTTCAATATGTTTGAGAATACGATTGTCTCCAGTCATAGATAAAGCAATATCATCAGCGAGTACAAAGTTTCTACTATCTTGTGCTTGATAAGTACCTTCTCCTATCTTCTTAGTAGTACCAAGAGAAGCATAAGCATCTGCTGCAGAGTCACTTAGAGGAGTAGACATCACATCAAGTATATAGTTAATACCAGCATCAATGTTATTTCCGCTTTGCTTATATACTTCATTAAAGCTATTACTAAGAAGTCTTCTAATATTGTTGGAGTCTAGATTGTTATTTACTATCTTAAGAGTTTCTCCATCTACTCCTGTTAAATCTCCAGACAATACTTGATCAATCTGCGTAGGATTAAGTCCACTGAAGTTTTCAAGTATTTTCCTTCTAGCATCTCTGTGTACAAGAGTAGTAAGATTATTCAAACTAGCTTGATCTCTACCACCATATCTAGCTTGCAATTCCATACTCTTAATGTACCAAGGATCTCTTTCTCTATTCTCATAAGCAAATTCTCTACCAGCTGTAATAAGTCTCTGATTAAGATATTGTTCTGCTTGTTCTGGACTCATACCTTGACGTTGTAATACCTCAAGATGTTTAGCATATTCAGGAGTATTTTGTATACTTGAAAGACCTTGCATTAACTCTGCATCAGTTCTCTCAGTAGATACTCCAGTTCTAATCCAGCCGTTTTGCATTCCAATAAATTCAGACTTGAGATTGTCAACATAAGGTTTAACTAAGTCTACTTCTGACTTATAAGCTAATGGAGCTACATCGTTAAATGTACCAGCAGCAGATGTATCATAATTAGTAAAATCTACATCGTGCCACAAAGGATTGTACATTCCTCTCATCATTAACTCTTGATTAGCTTTCTGTCTAGCTAACATTCCTTCTCTACTTTGTCTAAGATTACTTAAAGTAGAGTAATCAAGATTAGCTATACGTGAATTCAATCTAGATCTAAAATTAGCATCCTTTAAAGCATCTGGATTACTAGCAGCCTCTGTTATAAGATCTTTCACTTGACCAATAGAGGCATCGTAAAATCTCTGAGTATCTATAGCAGATGGTGAATAGAACTCACCAAACTTCTACACATTTGTAGATAAATCCTAAGCTGCTTTATCTACTGCTTCTCTCTGAGCTGCACCTACTCTATATAGCTAATCAAAGTTAATAGGCACATAAGTATTCAGTATAGGGGCTTCCGCAGCCCTATCATATCTATTAGCCATTATTACCTCCCGCTCTAAGATACTTAAGTAAATTAGTCATATCAGCTTGAGTATAACCAGCTTGTAAAAATGGTTTATACGCAGCTAACATAGCATCGTCTCTAGTTCTCTGATTACGCATAAGTTCTCTATTTTGAGCCCACTGACTTAACTGACTAAGACCTGCTCTACGAATATTTCTAACCGAGGCTCTATTTTGAGCATTAAGATCAGAAGATAAGTTAGTAGCACCTACATATTGCTGTCCTAAGTTATTCAATGTCTCTGCATACTCACCAGCATACTGGTTATTAACATTACTCTCTTGCGCACGTAAATCAGCAATAGCTCTGTTCTGTCCTAATGCAGATTGTAATCTGAATGCAATATTAGTTCCAGTATTAGGATTAACTCTACCAGCATTGTAATTACTTATTGCTCTACTTCTATTAAGATCTTCTATAGCAGGAGTAATGTTAAATCTACGTCTGCGCATAGTACTAGCAATAGTTCCAGCATAAGGATTATAATTAGTATTTACAGTTTCTGCATCTCCTGTAGCAAGATTAGATATAATAGGAGCTAATGAACCAACTGCAGAAGTTACATCACCGAGTATACCATTAAAATTAAAACCACTAGGAGTAGAAGTTGTCTGAGCAGGACTACTCGTACTTCTAAGAGTACTCACTATAGATCCTGGATCTACATCTACTCCAGTTAAAGTAGGAGCTGGAGCTTTACTAGCAACTTTACTGGTAGTGTTATATATGAAATTAGGATTTATAGTTCTACCTGTAGTATCAATAAGTCTGTCTATAGATTCAATACTGGCATCTAACGGTAATCTTGTTGTATCTCTATTCTATATTCCATTATAATTCTTATAACCTAATTTAGTACCACCTTTAGCAAAGTGAGTAGCATCAAAATCCTTATTCTTCTTAAGACCTTCCTGCATCTCAAACAGCTAATCGTGAATAAGTTTATTATTCATTTCATTCAATTTAGCTGAGTTCTTTGCGAATCTATCTTTATTTTTACTTTTCTTTTTTGTCATCATTTCTTCACCTACTTGTGCAAATGTTTTCTTTGTACCAGGATACTTAACTTTATCACTCAGTATCTTACTACCTTCCGGTAAGCTTACTAAGTTACTATCAGTAGGTTGTCCTTTCTCTGGTACTTTGTTTACTTGACCATCTGGAGTTTGAATTAATTCCCCGTCATCTACATAAGCTAGACTTGGAGAGTAACCACCTTGTGCTAATGTCATTACGTCAGTATCATAGGTTTCATCAAATTCCTAAGCCAGATCCTATCCTTGTGTATTAGCTATTCTATTACCAGCTACACGTTGCTTAGCTGCATTATAAGCACGTTTAATCCCTTTATTACTACGGAATAAACCAGTGCTATAAGTTACTGATGGATCTTCAAAGAAGCCATTAGAGGTTACTTTACCTTTCTTACCTATTATACCAGGTATAGCTCCTACTACAGCTCCTACAGCTGCACCAATAGGTCCTGCAGCCATACCGATAGATGCTCCAGATGCAGCTCCACTAAGCATGTTACCAGCAGTTTGTGATTTAGCTTCTGCTTCTGTAGTAGCAGTTGATCCACCAACTGTACTATTTATTCCTGTTGATAATAAGTTAGCTCCTCCCTATACTATTCCACCAATAGCATATTTCTTTTTATTTATTTTTCTTTTCATATTATACTAATGATTGTCTGTAAGTCGTGTTGACATTTAGCAAATTAAACTCTTTCTAGTCATTACAGTCTATAATGAATTCACATATTAAATACTTACCTCTAAGTCTTCCTGGATATGAGTAAGGATCTGTAGCGTTCTCTTCTCTACCAATAGCAAAACGATAAGTATCTTCTCTATAGTCAATAGCGTAAGTACCTGTATAATCGTCTTCTAATGCCTAACCTCTCTAATGCTTAGTTTCAAAGTTTATATCAGTAAGCATTTCGTCTATATTAGTAAAGTATCCACCAAAGTAAACGTTATCAAATGTTTTTGTTATATTTGGGTTATCATTTACAACATACTTAATCTTACAGGTCATAGTACTATCTTGGAAATCTGCATTCTCTTTAAAGATCTTATCTTTAATGTACAGTAATTTATCAGAGAATGAAGCGTGCTTGTCTGGTACAAATGTATAGAAAGAAGTAAAGCCTCTGGTTCTCTCATTATATACCAGTACTACATCATCAAAACAGAACTATAGCTCATTAAACTTATTATCATACAATGCATCATGTACTGAACGAGGAGTAAGATTTAACCAGCTTTGTACTGTATTCTCTTTAGATATCTTATTAATACCATTAGCTAACTGACAAATCTCATTCTTATCTTTATCAAACCAATATAGAGCAGAGCCAGAGTCTATGATACTAGGATCATTTACTATAGATGAACCATTACCTGTAGTAACATAGTCATACCTAGAAAGCACATCACCAGTACCAAGAGTAAGACCACCTACATTGTTATCTTGTATCAAAGATCTTTCATTTACTGCGGCAATACCTAAAGAGGAGTCTTGCCAGAAGTATAGTGAATTATTAAAACTCTTCAGATTAGTAACACTACCATACTAACTATCTACGTCTAAGTAATTAGCTACTTTAAACTATGAGAAACTATCCGATATTTCATCATTAGTCTTTAACTCTGAATAAAGTATTCTATTGTTATTTATAGTAGAATCTTTGGAGTACATTCCAGATGGTACAAAGTACTTAGCATTACTCTATGCAGAATAGGCATCATTATATGCATAATAAGGTTTACTCTGTATATGATAGTTACCAAGAGTACCACCAGTAATAGTAGTAGATAAGTAAACATCGGTATAAGTACGATCTCCTTCACAACTTCTACTAGTAGTATCACCATACTGTAAATTTAGATTGATACTAGTTTCAAACGGAATGAAGTCTGTCATACTCATTTGTGTATTCTATGGATCTCCACCACCAATTTCTGGATTGGGCCAAATACTACCAGTTCTATGATCTAATATTCCCAGATATGTATCACCACCAAACACCCAAGGACTGCTAGTATCTCCTACTGTTTTAAAGTATCCAGTACTGATATAAGTGGAGTTAGTTCTAGCAACATATGTATTACCATTATAAGGTATTATATCTCTCTTGATATTTACTACAGGAATATCCCATAATCCTCCATAATTTCCTGTACCCTATAAGTTGCTTTTTAATATGTTATTAACAAGCATATACTCTGTATTAGGAGAAAGTACACTGTTAAATGTATCAGTAAAGTCATTCTTACCTTGAACAATAGCACACTTACCAAAGTAGCAAGCTTTACTAATAGTATCACTATACTGTTCATCGTCATTTCTAACATGAGCTAGATTTAAGTAAGAGATATCTCCTATAGATTGATAATATGCTCCTTTATTAGTAATTGCATTCTATTCAAGTATCTAAGGAAATATAGCATTATCTTCTATATCAACTGTGAGTCTTTTGTATCCTACTATTTCACCTTTATCGTCATATACATAGTCACCACTATGATACGGTATATATCTCTTAGCTATAAGATTAGGAATAAAATAACCAAGTTCAGTATGTTGTAGCACTAACGTTGGATCTCCTACTTCACTGTCTACATTACAAGCTGAACCAGATAATGTGAGCTAAGGATATTTAGTATTAGTATATGTCTATACTGTATCAGCTGTAGATAAGAATACTCCATATTTAGGATGAAAAGTAGCACTAGCTGTAGAGTAATCGGCTGTATCTATTTTCTTCTCTGAATGTAAGATATACAAATGATCTAGATAACAACTCTTCATATAGCTTAACATAGAATCACCATTGATATCTAATTCTGGACTTATAAGTGCTCCATAGTTTTTTCTTACCAAAGTAGAGAGCAGTTGGCCATTTTTATAGCGTGACATTCCAGAACTTCTAAGTTCTTCTAATGCTCCAAATGTACTAGCACTAAACCTATATCTTAGAGGTATACAAGGTCTACAGTCTTGATCAGTAGCTAACTGGTCACCAGCATCTAGATACTTATAAGGATACGAAGTAATCTGAGATAATACAGATTGCATCACTACTGTTCTATCACTAGCTGTCCTTTCACATCTTACTATTTCGTAAGATACTACGTCTTCTGGTAAGTTCTACACATCAAAGTATACACCTAAAGTTCTACCAAATAGATATTCTCCAGCAAAGAAAGCAGGATAGTCTTTAGCATGAGGCATACGTATATCACCAATCCAGTGTACTGGAGAAGCTACATTTTTACTATTGTAGAGTACTATACCAAATCTATATATCTCATCCCTCTAGTATCCTTTATATCTTGAATCTATATTAGGATCTGCAAAGTTTAATTGATAGACACTGTTTATATCTTCAATGCCCATAGGCATATCATTGTCTAACCAATTAAAATACATTCTATACTGATCATCATTAGTAAAAGAAGGAATATCTATCTTAGTCTGATCTCCATTAACCACATTAGAATATATAGATCCCATCTTATCTAGATTAAGCATAGTATAAACGAATCTATAACTAATATTTAATCCAGAACCACCTAGATATTTACCTCTCCAATGTTGATCGGGATTGATCCATATATTACTATACTGACAATTCTCTTCATCAAATGGTTGACCTTTAACAGTATTATAAGGATTTATACAATCGTGATCCTCTGGTATACTTTCATAAAAAGCTTTTAACTCAGTTTCATCAGTAGGCAATACTTGAGATATATTTCTAGAAGATATACTATCTTTAAGTATCAGCTTACCATCTTTATTAGTTCTGTAAGCTCTAGCATCATAAGTAGGATTCCAAGTATCTGTTACTGTATTGGCAGCAAACAATCTATTATCTTTTTTCTCTATAGTAGCTGGTATAAATGCTACATTAGTAACACTATTGAACTCTTCCAAAGTAATAGTACTAAGAGTAGAATTACCATTATCTTCGTAGGTTATTTCATCTACATTAGTTGGTATCTTTACTTCACCAGTTATCTCAATAGTAGGAAGTTCTGTTCTATCTTTATAGAATATTCTATATACTCTAATGTAATCATATAAGTAACCGTAATGAAGATTATCTTCATATGATAAAGGTATATTTATAACAACAGACTTATTAGAATTAATATTCTTTTCACTACCTTCATAATTATTTAAACTTTCTGATCCATCACTAGTAGTGAGATGAATAAGACCTGAAATAGGAGATATTAAACTTTCATTACCTCTAGCATTGAATAACTGATAAGCATACTGAACCATACCAGTATTTAAGTTACCTGTACCTAACTTATTTAAAGTAGGAGGTGTTAGAGTAGAGTTAGTAATCATATCTAAGAAATCAGGTTTTGTAATACTCCGGGTTCATATACATATCTATTATCCATTAAGGATATTACTCTAATGTAATGCTCCCCATCTGCAATATACAATTTAATATTAGTATCAGATTCATAGTTTGCTACTAACTTTATACTACTACTTTCTGTATAACCTAATTCTCCAGATACAACTGTTACACTAGTAAGTGGAGGATTATTATAATTAGATATTCTATATATACTATTAATAGTCTTACCTTCAAATGGAAATGAAGTTAAAGCAATAATGTATTTATCTACTGTAACTACAGCAAGAACTTTTTCTCCTTCTCTTTCAAATATATCTCCTTCTACTTTCAGTGTATCCTATATGTTCTAAAGCATACCAGTATTGCCATCATCATTAGTAATGATGCGAACATTCTCAGCATATCTATACTGAGTGTTAGGTAGAAGCATGATATCAGTATCCATGTTCATACCTCCAGCAAAACTATTCGTCTAAAATATATTTGACATCATAAGTTCTAATTATATATTATCTGTTCATCTCCAGTAGTAGAAAAGAAAGTAGAATGATCGTCAAACTCTGGATAGAGTTTAGTCCAAGTATTCTTAATAGTTTCCATTTCATCTGAAGTATTAGGCATCATAGCTTCAGCGTAAGCTTGCTTACGATAGAAGTTATATGAGTTACGTATATCATAATAATCTCCTTGACTGATTTCTCCTTTTAGTTTCTTAGGATACATCAGTTTCATTACTACATACCAATAGATAGCTTCCTTATATGATTCTAGATCCGGTATCATAGGCATACCATCCATATCACTATAGTTAGCATAATATGATACTTTAACAAAACCTTTTGGTACATTTAACATAATGTAACCTGGTTTAGTCATATACTATAGATCACAGCTATACATAGTAGCATCTGAATGACCAGAAGAGTAATTACCAATATATCTACCATTGTTAGTAGGTACAGTAAATTGGTTTACTAATACTCCTAAGGTCTATCTGATATTAGGATCTTCGTTTAATTTGTCTAATGCCTATCTATCGTCTGTATAGTTGAAAAGATTCTTAACCAATGGGATAATACCCATATCTGGTATAAGCATCTTATCGTCAAAGCAACACTTTTCATCACTCAGACAGCTATCATCTAAACACTGTTTAGCTTTACAATCATGGAAAACACCGAAGCTAGAAGTACATTTACGCATAGGTAACCAACCATTACTCTTCTATGAAGAGTAAGCTACCTAACCTAATTGATACAAATCACAAGGTAACTGAGCTTGGTGACCTATTACTGGTATTACTTCTACTTTATGTTCATACTATTGTATAGCTCCAATCTTTAATACGGCTTCCTGTATCCACTCGGAAATATCGCTTATTCTAATCTAATCTTCCTTAAGGTCTAGGTCAGCAATCACTTTTGCTATTACTGTACCGGAAGAAATCATTTTATTACTTATCATAACTATTCTTTAAATTTCCATATAAAACCATAAGCTGTATTCATCTTATTATAACAGCAGCGTTTAATACTAACTCTATGATTGATATTTCCAGTGAATCTTGCTGCATCGTTAATGGAAGGATGAGTAGCTATAAAATTACCCTATAAATCGTATTGATTTACCTGCTTCTGTGATTTTTGTATGAATTCAGAATTCTTACTAGATGCAGATTTTTTAGTGCGCATCTCCTCAGTCCATACTCTAGATTTATTAGCTTTTATAATATTGTTTCTTTGCTATTCACTTAACGGATGACCTTTAGGAGAAACTCCAGTCAATTTTCCTGCTTCTGTACATATATTATAATCTCCCAATTCATCTATATATTTCTGCTCTATCAATAGCAATGTATCAGCTATATTCTCACATCTCTCTAAAACTACAAAATAAAACTTATCCATTCCGTATTTATTTACCGCATTCTACAAATGACAGTTAGCATGTTGATTACTAGATAAAGCTGTATAATGCTATCTAAATCTTTTTCTTAGTGTACCAGTTGAACCGATATATTTTTTATTGTTAAGAGAATTTACTATAGCATAAATCCCACTGCCATCATCTAGATTATACCATGATCCAAAGAACATGTCGTGTGTTTTTTCTTTCATATTTCTGGATAATCTTTTACTTTATTAAATATTATCTATGCTAGATCTCTCTTATTCTATCTTGAAGCTACAAACTAATACTTACCTTTATTAGTAAGCAAACAATTCTTCTTAGACCAGTAGAATCTATACTTATACATACCACTATGTTCATTAAGTAAGTATACTGGTTTGCCTGTTTCTCTAGTTGCTTTCCAATCCCACCTAAGACTCTTACCTGTATATTCTTTAGGCTGATGTTTGATAATCTATAGAGTACCTAACCTACATGGAAGCTTGAACTCCTTACAGTCAAGCATAATTGAATCTCTAATATGCTTAAAGTAATCTGTTACTATACCTTTAAAGGTCTTCAGATTTACATCATACTAAGTATTAGGCTCAGTATATTCTTTGTAACTTATGTAATAATCTGCAATAGTATAACATTTTCTGTTATATATTAATCTCTCACTCATCTACTATATATATTCTGTGTATTATCTTTAGAATCATTAGTAGTGTCACTAGGCATCTATACTAATGTTCTTAGTTCTCTCTCTAATATCATCTATGTGATAGTAGGAATCATTGCCCCGGGAATAGGAAAATCGGCATTAGGATCAAAACAATCCACGAGTTCCGTAGGATCTTCTGCGATAACATCTATGCTAATATACTCAAGTTCGTTTTCATCCCCTTCCAAGTATATCTTGTTACCTTTGACCCAAGCTATGTAATCTTTACATGTTGCTTTCCTGTACTTCTAGTATTTTTGTTTGGTATAACTTCCAACTTGTATAATGTTTCCATACATGTCTCTTACATTAATTACTCCTGGTCTATAGTTGAAGTCAATCAACTTAGGGAGATCTCTATCTCCTACATATATATTCTTACCAGGTACCTTCTCTATCACATCAATATGAATAGGTTCAATAGTAGTAAGGTATAACGGATTTATATCCCTACCTTTATCTACGTCCTACTTAATCAACATAGCTCTATAAGCTATGATCCATTTCTCTATTTGTATTCTACTTAAGTGCTCTGACTCTGTAATATTACTATTACGAGCAATAAGTAAAATATTATCAACGAGCTCGTTTAATGACATATCTTTATTCTATTTTATAACGTTATTCTCGTAAAACGCATTTAGAGACTCTTAGAGAGCATTTCCGTTTGAGGCTTTACAATACCTAACTATAACTAATAGCGCTTCTTACACAGTCTTAAAACAAAAAAAAGGTTGATCTTATTGATCAACCTCATTCATAACATTCTGCATATTCTAGGGTAGCATTTCTTTCATAGGTGGTGGTACCATCTAACTTGCCTGTTTAATTATATTCTTTAACTCATTAACTTCATTATGACAAAGACATGAACCTAGTTAAGGAGTGGGCCAGTATGAATGAAATAAAAAGAGTTTTAAATTACAGTATTGGCAGTATATATAATTGTTGCCAATTAAAATATAAGCAAGCTTATGGCTATATTTGGAGATATAAGGAGTATTGATTACTCCTTATTTTTTTATCTCTATAATTCTTGTATCTACTACTCTAATCAAAGGATTAGAATTTTCTATAGTATATTTTCTAGAGTTAATTCTTTTCCAATCAAAATGTAATAGACGTATAAATCCGTTCTTATACTTATTTTTGTATTCTTTCTTTTCTTCTATGAATAATATCTGCTAATTCTTTATATCTATTTTGGCTGTAAGGATTGAATCCTTTCTACTAACTATGATAGTTGTTAATGGATTAAGTTCTAACTTCTCTTCGAAGTCGACCTGTTTATGTTTGATTACTGTGCGCACAGTATCTTTAATCTCTGTATTGATTACTTGTACTTGTTCCAGGTTCCTGTCTTTGATTTTTAATTCCTTTTTAGCTTTGTTTACTTCCTATATCAAGCTGTCTTGACTCTAAGTAAGTTCACCAATAGTAAGCTGTAGTACTCTATTACGAGCAGAAGCATTTGAAGCACTCTCTTCATAGCTTCTCAAGTTGTTAGTTATTCTTTCAATTTCTTTATTTACTTTCTGTAGTTTATGGTTCTAAACAAAAATAGTCGCAATAAGTAAACTAACGAAACCTACTGCGACTATTTTGTAATACTTTGTGAACCAGTTAACTACCTTTATTATTATTGGTATCATCTGGTAATTCTTCAAGTTTGACATCTAAATATTTCTCCCCCTTAGCTTTTATTACTTTCTTAAGTATGCTCCATACTTTCCACTTTGGATGTAACTCACATAGAGATTCCAACAGTGACCAAAATTCTACTAGCGCAATAGCACCAGCTATAAACTCTATTGCATGTAAATCTATGGAAGTAATAATCAGTTTATCTATTGTGAACGCACCACAAATAGCTATAACTGCATCTCTTATTTTATAGATAGTTTTCCAAGCTTTATGAGATTCAACTTTTGTCTATCCATATTTCTTTGATACTTTATAACCATATATAGCATCAACAATCATCAATACAGCAATTGCTGTTATTGGCACATACACAGGGGCATAGAATGAGGCTAAACCAGCCAACACGCTGATCGTAAACTTCTCTACGCTACTGAACATGTTCTTGAATATTGACATAATGGGCTCTCCTAAATAAAACGGATTCATAAATAGTAGGATAAGATTAGTGAAAATCAAAAAGCCCTAGCGATTAAAGGGGAGTAAAATCTGCTAAGGCTCTGTAAAATTGTTCGAGATTATACATATAAAACGTATACCTCTCTATTATGTTACCTATTAGAATTAACACATAGTAGTTACTAATAGCTCTTTTTATTAGTTATTACTAATAACTCCTGCATTAACTAGAGAGCTTATTATACTGTTAACAGTACTAGTAACAGTGGCTAAATCTGCATCAGTAGCTAAGGTATTTACTTTCACCCCCATCTTTACACTACCATAAGTAGTTTTAGTAGCAGATGGAAGAATATAATTGTTAGCATTATCTTCAATATTGTTTAATTTTACAAGCATATCTGAACTCATTAGTCCGTTTGCATCTTCACTAACTACAGGGATATTTACTTCACTCTGATTTATAGGATACCATTCTGTACCATCGTAGGTCTTAATTATACCACCATTAGGATCAGCTGTCAAGTCAATCCAGTATGCTACTTCTTGCGGATTAGGAGCAAATCTAGATGCTTTAAAATTTGGGTTCTCTTGTTTTGTCATAATCAATTTGCTATTTTACTAGGTAAATTCCATTCTCCCAATACTACTGCACCTAGATCAGTGTATTGGTCTATTCTAATATGTCTACTTGCAAATGAGTTGAGATCTATCTCTCTAGTGTTTTCAAAATGTTCAACATTATCTAGAGAGTTTACGTCATAGACATCAATTCTACCTGCAAATATAGCTTGTTCTTTGTATATATTATTTCTCCTGGGTTCTATATCATATAACTATGGAAATACATAGTAAGCCTAAGGATTAATAAATACAGGTCTATATAATACTGTTTTCATTCTATAGTAATCATTATATGTTCATGATTGTCATTTGCAGTTTTGAGCATGGCGTATAGTTTCTTAAACGTATCAGTACTCTCTACTACCTGACCTTTTACTTTATTTTTACCGACGAGCAAACACCCGTCGGTATCTTCTGGCTTATTACCTATATGGATAAGTATACCATCAAAACCAGGAACTCCTGTTAATCTTGGAAGATAACCATCACAGAACGCATATTGTCTATAGTTCTTGAACTTTGGAGATTGTATATTTAAAGTAATAGCATACTTACCAGATGGTATAGCTGTAATACCTTTTTGTTTAATACTCTTTATTTCATCTAAAGTCATATTTTTACTAAGACCTCTATCTGTATCTTCTAAAGTATCACAGAAGTATACTCCATCTATATATAATTTTCCTATCGTATACTTATCTCCTTTAAATATTCTCTTTAATACTAGTTCCATAATTATCCTTTTGTTATTCCATTGTTTAACTCTACTCTATCCTAAAGCATATTACCCATTAGATCAGCTGCTAGATTCAGACCAAATTCTTTATTGTCATCATCCATTCTGTCTATCTTCTAATATACTTGTAATAGTAGAACGTAGATTTTCTCTAGGAGTTCCCTATCTGTTAGATGAACTAAGTATAGGTTCATAATTATATTTTTTCAATATCTATAATATTCAAGGGAACATAAATGTAGGAACCCGAAGAATTTACTCCCCAAAGAATACTGAAACCGTTTTCCCCGACTTCCACAGTTTGTTCTAACCATTGAGTTAAGTTATTATTAGTATTAAATCCAGTAGGGATTGGAAATTCGGTTTCTACACCATCTACATTTACTTTCCATCTAGAACGTTCAGAACTTGAATTAGCGTGTATTGTAGAACAGAATAATCTAATTTTATAGGTACCAGCGGAAAACCCTTCAAACTTAAATTCTCTATATTTTTCAGAGTTACTTCCTGTACAAATATTATGTTCTAAAATCTCGTCAGGATATATACCGCTATTGTTCCCAGTAGAAACACCTTTCTGTGATTCCATCATGTAACTCACACCTTCTAAATCTATCTTAGTAATAGTTCCTAATTGTTGTCCTGTTGTAGTATAGAGATCTCTAGTTAGTCCTTGAGTCTATAATGCTACTTTGACCAATTGGTTTGTCTCATCATATACTGATCCTACATTACCTAGTCCGGCAAACGTCCATCCAATTGAAACAACAGTCTTTTCACTGGGTTCTACAATAGTAATACTACTATGTTTAATCTCGGTTAGATTTCCTTCTGCATCCTGTAACTGTCCATACACTGTTTTTGAACCAATAGAAGTAAATGTATAATTAATGCTATCAGAATAATCCACCCATACAACGTCTGTAAGATCAGCCACTTCACCAAGTCTATATTTAGTAGGAGTATATGAACCTGAGTAGGTAAATGCTACAGGGATAGTTAATGATGTAGATGATATCTTACCTTCATTAAGAACTAAAGCCTCTAGTGTTAATGGAGTACTCTAATATTCAATGGTAGCCGATTTAGTATCGCTTATAGTCTAACCTTTACTAATCTATGCGTAAACTGTCTTCTATCCAAATCCATCTGTTAAAGTATATTCAACAGTTTTATTCTCTGGTATATTTAACCAAGTAGCTGATGATAGATCTGAACTTTCACCAATACGATATCTAGTAGCTTCCCCTGTATAGTTAAATAATACACTAACAACATTATTCTAAGTAGATGCTTCCCCCCCATTAATCTAAATAGAAAGTAATTCTATTGGATCATCATTGATAGTACTTGATTTATACTTACCCATGAAAGGACCAATCGGACTTACAGTATTATACCAATTTAAATAACCTCTATGATCAAAGTTAAAATTAGTACCTAATCCAGCACTTATTAAAGAACTATCGAAAGCAACTCTATAATCTCCACTAATATAATCAGCTATTTTTAAATCCATAGATTTCTAATACAATTCTGAATATAGAAATATTGTATTATTTATTGCCTATGCATTCCAAACTGCGAGTGTTTCAGGAGTCATATTACCAAATAACTAACCGTTGTTTGCTATAATATTATCAAACATATGGACTCCTCTTACTTGAACAGTATTACGTCCATTACCTGTTATACCAGGAGTAGAGAGCACATTGTTATGAAATACAATCTATAGATCATTATTTATTACTCCACTCCCAGCTGGAGCATCTGTAGGATTCTATTCGGGAGTATCATAAGAGAATAAAAATTGTACGGTCATTCCGCGTTTTGATTGTACTACATTGTTAAATATCTCAATATCACCAATTGGTCCAACTTGTAAATTTGGTCCATAGTTATCAAGTAAGAAATTATTATAGCATTTACCTGAAAAGCTCTGAATGGACATTCCACTTGTTTGAGCTGACTCATTTTTATAGGCACAATCATACAACCTATTGTAACACACTTCACCTATCGAATTGGATATTTGTATACCGTCATAGCCTGTATGTTCAGTATTATTTCGATAAAATCGGAAATTTGTCAAATAATGGGCTTTCTTTGTATATGAGTATCCTTTGATATAAGTTACGTCTTCACCTTTCAAATTTTTAAATGTAACAGTTTCACCTGTATAAACAACTGTTGATTTTTCGGGAGTAAAATAGCCTATATACCAACCCTCACTATCAGTATCATGTACATACATGTGATGCAGCCAAAGATTATTCAGCTCAAAATTTTCATACCAATACCAAGGATTAGAAGCCGTCGGGTCAGTTTTTATAGACACCCCTGCAAAACTGCACCCTGTTATCTCCATTTCAAAAAATTCGATATACTTAGTGCCATCAGCTATTTGTAGTTGTATAACCGGATATGTAATCTTACGGTCGGGATTACGATCTAATTTAATACCCTTAGAAAGATTGTAATATCCTCTTCCATCCACTACAACGTGCCACATACAAACAAAAGACATAGTGTTCCAACTTGTACCATAAAGTGTTAATGGCGTGTCCTGGTCAATAGTTACCACTAACGGATTATTCTCAGAAAATTGCGGGGAAGGATTTTGCTGCGGATTACCCTTAATTTCAGTGCAAGCAATTCTTACACGAGAAGTTCCGTTTTCTACAGCTTTTTTCAGCACAAGAGTGTAAGCATCATAACCGGATGGAAGACTATCAATATTTACATCTTTATAATAGTTTATGTCCGGAATAGTAAAAACCATATAGCAATCGTTTACTCCGGTTTCATATACATCAATCTTTGCATCGGGATAGAAATCAGATACTATACTCATTCTGGGTTGTTGCCCTTCTATAGGTCTAGCAGCTAAACGAGGTGTTATTGTTATTAGTTTGTTAATACGTTTGCTAATAGTTTTTTGAGTACCTGTATCATAATACCGTGTCTCTACATCGTATATACCTCTAGTTGGTATATTAATATCTGTAGAAGTTAGTATATTATTTGTAAGAGTAAAATCAGTCTATGTACGATGAATGACAATATCACTAGGAACACTACTATCACCATTTTCCTTTAAGATAAATACTTCAAGTGTATGCTCACGTGATAAATCATAACCATTATCAGATGTTATACTTATTTTAAAATTCTAATCTGTACGATTTATTTCTGAAGATACACTAACATCGTGATACGGCAATGTCTAATTAGACATTGAGTATAAATAACGTATTAGGTCAGCAGAAAATAACTCAGCGTCATCTCTATAATTAACACCTCTTACTTCCTATTTTAAATCACCATCAGTAGTCACAGGAATAGTCACAGAGGTATTCTGTGAAGTATTGTCAATTATTTCTTCTGTAGAAACAGATACATCAGATGTACTTCTTTTCGTAAAGTACATTCTCTGTGCCCATCTTGTTATAGCCTCTAAGTTTACTGTCTCTCCTATAAGAGGGAAAGAATTACTAACTTTAGTTGCTAATCTAACACGTCCAATACCACCAATTAACTTATTTATATATTCCTGATTACTCATAATTTTGTTCTTTAATATTTAACGTGTAGTTATTATCTTGTATATACATACCTGTCTCTTCATTATAAATACATTGTAGACTAGCTGTAATTATTTTACCAAAACAGATAAATGAATGTCTACTATCAGATGTAAATGTCGATTTAATGAAAAGATTTCTATTCTTAGAATTAGCTTTTATTATTATTATATCATCTGTAGGAACAATATAAGTAATGGAATCATTGAATGTTACAAGGTCTACCATATTTGTTCCTTCGTATCCGGTGCTAGTATCTGTATTTTCATCCCACTGTTCACCAAATAAATTGTATGCTCCCATAGATACATTATCAATAGATGCACGTAAATACTCTATATCGAATTCTGGTGCATATGATTTATTAGATAAATATAAATCCTTTAGAGATTCAAGCAATTTATAACTTGTTCCACCATCATCAATATTTAGAATACTATCAGTATTGCTCAATGCTACAGAATCAGTTTCATAACCACGAGTCTAATATTCTGAAAGCTTTCTAGTTTCAAAGGAAAAATCCAAACATTCGCCTTCGTTAATATCTGACCTAACTGGAGAGAAATTAACAAATCGCTATGTAGAATCATTATTCCAAAATGCAGAAGCATAAATATTATTTCCAGAAATATATTCCTTTATTCCTGTACCATTGTTGAGGAACACAACATAAGCTTTGCCTAATTTATTAATAAAGATATTGTTGTAGTTTATTAATTTTTCAAAGTTACCTGATAAGAATTCTTGTGACGATGAATATGTTCCATTGAAGTATACTGTATTATTACACACATTTAGCTCATTGATGTCAGAACAACCAAATATTCTTCTGACATAAAGATACTGACCGTTTGTAATGTTTGAGTGGAATAAATTGCTTTTTATATTGAAATGTGATATAGTTCCAGAAATATTAAACGGCTGTCCCGAACAATTTCTAACAATATTTCTATTCAAATCAAATTCACTTACTCCGTTAATAGTACAAGCATATTCTATCATTCCTGTACCGTCAAGAGTATTATCCTCTAATTTCAGGTATGCATTATTTCCAGATATTGATAATAAATTTGCATGACCTAATCCATCAGTATTTATGTAATAATCTCCTCTTATATAACAGCGATTTATTTCTGCACTGTCTATTCCATTCATATATATTACTACAGAGGAAGCTCTGTTGAAATTACAATAATCTATAAGAGTATTAGAAACATTTTTTAATCTCAAACAATACCATGTGTGCCATTGTTTTCCTGAACTATCTGTATAATAACCATTGAAATTACAATTATATAAAGCTACATTCTTTATTTTATTCTCATCATCGTCACTACGAATCATTATAGCTGCTAATTCTTCTGGGGAAGAAGCACCAGAGAAATTACAATAATTAATCATAGATACACCTTTAATGATTATATTATCTATGTTTTCAAAAAGTAACCCTCCTAGCCATTTACAATTAATAGTATATAATCCCTTACCATCTATAGTAAGAGTATAAAGACTATTTCTATTATAATCCTGATGTCCATATACCGAAAGTCGAATTCCATTGAGATCCTCTTACCTCTGTAGCTTTATATGTACAGGTTATTGTAATATCCTATGTAAGTTTTTCTGGATATTCCTCTTGAATAGCAGCTAAACACGAACCTATACTAGAATAATATACACCAGGCTTATCACTACGTACTAGGAAATCAGTATCAGTCTACTCTATAGATTCTTCCATCCACACATACATGGTGTGATCCGCATCCAGATTTTCAAATGTATATTCAGAAATTGCACCTTGACTGACTTTATCTACATTTAATTGTTTTACCTTGTATCCTCCCTCTGGTATTACTGATACAGTACAATTACCTGTCTTTACCGCTGTGATTAAGTAATTACTTTTGTCAGTTGCTTCAACTATTTTCAATACATCTCCTGTTGCTTCTATAGTACATTGTCCTACATTAGCTGGATTTATACCAACTTGAATAGATACTATCTCAGTTGGACCACTTCCTCCTCTTGATTTAATCACCTAATTAGTTTCATCCCAATAGATAGTATCGTTGTCTATATGTTTCTTTAATTGAGCTACAAAGAAATTAGGAAAGTTAAGAATAGTCTACTATAGATTGTGTATGTCATTTATAACAGATATTGGAGCTTTAATATTATCTAACAACTCAAAGTTTGAATAGATAACATCAGCAGCCTCCTATCCTGTCATACCCTCAAGAATAGGCTGTATTATTTTATTGGTCAACATATACATTTTCTTTATCCTCCAATAAGAATTTATAAATTTGTTTAGACAGGGTAACTAAACTATCCTTTAACTCATATTGTCTAATTAATCCTGCTGCTATGTTCATAGCTTCTATCTTTAAGTTTTGTGTTTCGCTCATAATATTTTTAAGTTAAAACTGCTCCTTCTATTTTATACCAACTACTCCAAACATTATTATTACAAGTTCTTGTATAGATCATACTTGCACTAAATATTCTCTAAACACAATAGCCATTTGCAGTATAATAATTCTCTAGCCATACACCACCAGTAAGCCATGTAGGAGCATTATCTACCTAAGTTGTAGAACCTATATATAATTTAAAGTCTTTATTATAAGTTGCAGAAAAATCAAACTTACTGCTAGTAGGCATATTTCCCGCATCTATATAAGTTAAATTGTCTAATCTAGGTTTTCTACCTCCTTCAAGATAAGTATATACTCTACTAGCTAATGGATCCGCTGAAATATCTGTGGAAGAAATGTAATTTATTTCTCCATCAGAAGTGAATATTCTATATGGACTATTATTCTTTATATACTCAAAATACTAACTATTATTATTGATAGACTTGATTACACTATCTATTGGAGTATAAACTGCTGAAGAATAATTAAGATAACCTCTCATTATATTTCCAGATATAATAATAGGTTCATAACTAGTGCTAGTATATCCAGTAATATTCAATACTGGAGCTTTATTTGTTCTCGTAACATTTGCTCTAATGAAACTATTATTAGACACTGAACTAGATTGAGTATTCTCTAATAGAATATCTGGAGCTCCTGTATCTGCTGTATCATTATTCTCAAATATATTACCATTGAATACAGAGCCTATACAGGTTTTAACTCTAATAGCTGTGCCATAGATATGCCAAAAGTTATTATTAGAAATAGTACAATAGGTAAGATTGCAATCTACATTTAGACCATAAGGTACATTCGCTACAATAGTAGAACTACCGTCAAAGTAGTTACCAAATAGCTTTAATGCAGTAGCCCATCCTGTGCAGTAAATAGCACCATAGACAGAACCACCAACTATCTAGTTATTAGATATCATATGATTTCCACTCTTTACTAAATGTAAAGCAGACTGACAACCAATTCCCCATATTTCATTGTGATCTATATATCCGTCTGTCCCCTCTATAGTAACACAACATTGGTTTACTCTGTTATTCGTAAATTTAGTAATATAAGTAGTTTCTGTTCCTTCTTTCCTACCTATAAAGATCCCATGGTAATCATTAGGGTCTCCCTCTATTGTATGTCTTACAAAATAACAATTATCTATTATGACTCCTACTTTATTTAAAATCTTAACAGTATATTCCGTCCTTATTCCAGAACTCTCTATCGTTAAGTTTCTAAGTATAACGTTGTTTCCTTGTGTATCGTCACTTGCTAATATAGGTGTATTTAAAGTGTTAGCATAGCTCTTCAATATAGACTTATACTTATCTGCACCTATCAATGTTATATTAGAAGGTATTATTACATTATCTATTAAGTACGTAGATTCACTTAATTCTATTACTTTACAGTTAGTGGACTTACATAAATTTACAGCCATCTAAAATGCAATACTATCGTCTGTAATTCCATCACCCTTAGCTCCAAACCACTCAGGTCTTAGATAGGTATTCTTTATAGAACTACCAGTAATTACTCCATTACTAATAGATCCACCTTGAAAGTCTAAGGTGCAATTTGCAGGTAATTCCAGTATAGCAGTATTAAGATTTAGATCAGTAGTTATCTTATAAATAGTGTTTTCTTGTGTAAAATCTGAAAGCTTATTAGCTATTATTACTTTTGATGCTAGTGTACCATCTATATTAGTATTAACAAATTTTACCTTATTACCAGAAGTAGTAGCTCCGATTTTAATATCGTCAAAATATGCATTTATAGATACATCTGATAATAGTTTAGTAGATCTTATAGCAAACTCTACAGATACAGAAAGAATTGAAATTGGTTTATCAGATAAGTAATGGTATTGAGTTAAAGCATATACGTCTAAACTATCTTTGTTATCTAATAAATTTACAGTAGTATTCTAATCTACTCTAGTAAGAGTAGTACCAGAACTATCTTTATATCTTGTTATAACTCGTATTATTGGATATACTGAAGTGTCTATATCTCCATCTTTATGGAATCTAGCTTTAACGGAAAAACATCCATCTGGATCAATAGCATTAGAGTTATGTATAGATATAGCTTGTACTAACGCATCAACATTGACTGCTGTAACAGAGGTTAATTTAAACGATAGACCTGAATCGTTAACATAAAATGATCCCGTTCCATTAGAACGAAATAAATCAGGAGGTACTAGTTTATCAAATGGAACCTCTCTACTCTGTGTAATGTTATATCCATTCCACATTATGTTATTACAGATATTATCTACACTCCAGGGGGATAAAGCCGACATCTTGTTTTTCTACAACGGGGTACCATTTACTGTAATGTTATTTCCTACAGTATTCCAATTAGTAGATACAAAGTATCTTTCATACTAATTATCATGAAAACTAAAATTATAAGAAGTAACACTTACTGTATTATAACTTCCAACTACGTGACATCCCAACACCGTATTTGTAGTACCAGATCCATTATTATCACATGTAATCTGAACATAATTGCTATTGCCCTAAATTATACAACCGCCATAGTTATTCTATTGTAACTCAACATTAGATACATTACATTTACTTCCTATTAAACTAAGAGCATATTTTCCTGTCACAGTAGAGCTAGCTCCACATCCGAAGCATTTGCAACTATCTACTCTATTGTTACCATTTATAACTATTCCTTCATGATGACTGCTTGCAACGGTACAACCAATAATCATATTGTCTGTACCCATACAATTTATACCAACATTAGTAGTGTGAGTGATAAAACAATTGGATATTTTATTCTCTCTTTGATAAGTACCTACATAAATAGAAGCCGCATAACAGTATTTTATTTCTACATTCTATATGATGTTTCTTGTATCCCATTGATCATTAACGTCATTTGATGTACTCCTTAAATATATACCTCCTATTTTATAATTAGATTCTGTAGAATTAGCGCCCCCCAATAATACAAAATTCGAAAACGTTATACCACTACCGCCATTTTTAGTTCTTAGTAGATAACTATTAGTCAAATTCATTTTAGGGTTGGCTTGTATAATAGATTTTTTCCCACATCCATTAATGGTTCTAAAAGACGGTATATCGTCAATCTAGTTAGTAATATAAGTACCTGCGCTAATATAAGTATTAGTAAAATACTTAATACAGTTATTTATAGCCTAAGTATTATCTGTTACCCCATCTCCTTTTCCCCCGAACCACTCTGGATAAGCCTCTTTAACATTCCACATTCCTTCTAGAACAATATTATCATCAAATATCCTTCGTAATTCTGACTAAATCGCAGTACCATTGCCTTCAATAGTACCATTCTTAAATGATCCTCCCTAGAAATCTAATGTACAGCCTACAGGTATAATCAGAGTACTACCTTCGAGATCCATATCCTTAGTGATCTTGTAGATAGTATTAGTCTTTTTAAATTTATTTTGTATATTCATATCTTATTATGTTAAAGCAGTTCCATCAAGATTAGTCCAAGCTGTGCCATTCCATAGAATCATTTTTTTTAATGTGGAATCATAATATTCAAAGCCCTCACTGATGATAGTATTTGTAGGTCTTTGTTCAGTAGTTCCCTTCGTTAAAGCTAATATATTTATACCGTTTATATCGTATATATTACCAGAAACTGTAATTGTATCATTAAATGGATTTCCTACAACTAATACTTTAGTATTTTGTCCAACAATTGTCCCATTGCTAAAACTACCTCCTTGAAAATCAAGAGTAGAACCAGTAGCAATAGTTAATTCTCCACCGCCTAAATCTATATCTGCACAAACTTTATATATAACATTAGAATAACTAAATATTATATTTAGTACATCTATAGTATTAGTTTGCTTAATATATTTTACTTTACTAAATAAACTTCCATCTTCATTTGTCCAATCTGTACCTCTCCAAGTAAGATATGAAGTTGTTACAGTATAATATACTACATAGCCTCTATCATCTACTGTAAGTTTATCAGTTAAAGCATCTAATTCTACAAGAGATGTTACTCTTCTTTCTAATGCTTTATTTCCATCAGCTGTTCTAAATACATTAGAATAAGAATCCCAAAATACAGGGCGTTTATAAGTTCCGTCTAACACAAATTGACTAAATCCAACTTTATCAGGAGTAAGAGATGTAGGTAAATCAGCAAGCATATTACCTGAATACATTTCTTTATTAGGAAATGTAACAGTAGATGGAATAGAAGATATATAAACACTTTCTTTAATTATTGCAGATAATTCAGACCATTTACCTCCATACATTCCAGCATAATCAGGTTTTCCACTTACAGGAGCTTCTACAGTAATAAACTTAGTTTTAGAAGTTAAGAATATATTAACAGAAGTAGCAGAAGCATATGAATCTCCAATTAAATCTCCACCAATAGCAAAATATATAATAAAATTATTAGAATCTTCTGTATAATTTATATAAGAAAACACAGGAGTATTCTTATACATAGAATATCTCGGAGTACTATCTTGACTTGCTTTTATTTTTATATCTCTAATACCTGTTAATCTTTGACTTGGACCAAATGTATATATAGTAGTATTAATAGGCATTTGAATAGCACTATAATTTGGATTACTACAAAATGCTGTAAATTCAACTTCTCCTACTAATGGTTTAGGTATAGTAAATTTTAACGCCTTTCCTACTGGAAGATTATATTGAAATGTAGTACTATATCTAATATCTTCTGGATAAGTAGGATTAATAAATTTTTTATTCTGTTCTTCTGCGCTAATAGTAAGATAAGGATTAAGTTCATCAAATACACAATTATTAAATACTAAATCCTTACTTACATACCAAGCAGCAATAGAATTATCTACATTAGTAATACCCACTATATGACAATTACTAAACGTAAGTCCATTAGTCCTATTTAATCTTAAAGGAGAAGTAAAATTACAATCACTAATATTAACTAATTCTCCTCTTGGAACTTCATATAAATCATCTCTAATAGTAGAAGAAACGTCATATTTATTATCTTTAAATTTACAATTATTCATTGAAACATTTGTACATAAACCAGAAGGTTCTATATCTACATAATCATTTTCAAAGTCAATTGCTGCCATGGGAGCAGTACCTCTAATAGTATCACTACCATTTCCTTCAAAATAAACATTAGTTATAGTATAATTATTACCTCCTAAAGAAATACCGTTACGTCTTGCATATAATACTTTAACAGCATCTATTGTAACATTTTTAGTAGCTAAACCGGCTTCTTTTACTCCATTATTATTATAAGCGGCATTACCTAAAGCTATACCATCACCAAAAGCATATCCTATAGTAATATCTCTAACTACTACATTATTACAACTTCTAAAATTAAGAACATGTCCCCACTCACCATAATAATCAGTACCAGCAAAAGGATCAGTATATAAATGATCTTTAGCATCTCCGTTAATAGCACCTGTACCACTAATCGTAATATTCTCTTTATTTTCTATCTAAAATATAAAATAAGCACCTTGATTAGTAGGTAACATCTAAAGAGTATTGTTTACTATAAGATGAGTATTAGATGTAACTCCTGTAAATATTCTAAGAAAATCATAATCAGGAGTATTAAGTTTCCAGTAATCTGGTCTTACATCATCTCCTAAATTAGCTCTACCTTTATATGGTAATTCAAAATAATAAGTTCTATTAGCATCAAAATGAATAGTATTGTTAATACTGTCATTAGATAACGCTAATATATTCTTTATAGTATCATTACTAATGTATGAAGGATCTGTATCAAACCAGAACCATTCATCATAGATATCAGCAATATCCCAAGAACCTTCTATATGTATCTATTGACCGAATATAACAGTAGAAGAATCGGTTATTATTTTAGTAAAGTTACCAGATAAACTACCATTAGAAATGGTACCTCCATCAAACTACAAAGTACATCCTTCAGGAATAGTAAGAACACAATGATTTAGATCAAGATCTTTAGTAACCTTATATATAGTATTAGGCTTATTGAACTTGTTCTAAAGTTTAGATACTACTCTAGGGTACATATCGTTTATCTCAACCTATTTACCACTAACCCAATTTCTAGCTGTAAAGTTGATTGCTTTTAAGTTATTACTAGTAACATTGCTAGAAGTAAGAATAGTTTTATTAGCTGTATTAAACGAATACTGATCATTCAACATAGTAAGATCTACACTATCTTCATCTATTGTGTAACTAGCTACTACTGTGTTTTTAGGTATGGTAGTGAATAAAGTATCTATTATGTTTACTTTTACTTCCATGATTATATTATTGTTACTTTGCTAACTAATGTACCATCTGTATTTCTCCAGTCTTCCCCATCCCAATACTTAATACTGTCTAGAACTTCATCATACACAGCCTATCCAGCTTTAAATGTACCATTAATAGTAGCAGTTATATATTCTGTAATATCTCTATTAACAGGTTCTATTACAGCATTATTTAAATTTATTATACCGTTATTGATTTGACCGCCATCAAATTTCAGTACTGAATTGTTGGGTAGAGTTATAGTACTACCATTTAGATCGAACTTATATCTTATCTCATATATAGTATTCTCTGAATCAAAATCTTCCTAAGTAAGAATATTAACAATATCTCCTTGTATCTTACGTCTAAGGATCTTATAACCCATACCAGAATTACTAGACTCTATATACTCTCTATCTGTAAACTTAGCTTTACCTGCATCAATAGTCAAGTCGTCTTCATCAACTTCTACGAATTTATTTTCAGCAAGTTCTTTTAATTGCGCTTCGTATTCATTCAGTTTACCATCAAGATATATATTTTGTTCATCAAATTTGGTATCTTGTTTGTTCTCTATATACTCGAAATTACCATCAATAATCTATGCGACAGTCTTTCCAGACATGCCTTCTCTAATCTTTGTTATCATTATAGCTAAATATTTTAGAATTTCCAAACACCATCACCAAACCAAAACTCATCATTCATATTCCAAATATGATCTTCAAGGATCCATTCAGGTCTACCATCTTGACTACCCATACCAAATATAAGACTATATAAGTCAGCAATAAGTAATCCCTAAATAATACGTTTCTCACAAGGAGTACCGTTATTCTTTATCCACTCATTCATAGTGTTAAACAAAGTAAATAGATTACCTGAGGTCTTATAGTAATCTGGATCAAGATTCATGTTCTACCATGCAATCTTATCCATATCGTACATCCTACAGGCATCTATATAATACTTAACACTACCTTTGAGATTATTGTTTTTATAGCATTGATGAAATAGATTTAAGCGCATCATATATGTCATCATAGCATAACGTTTCCGTTTGCTATCACAAGGCTTGCAACTATCTACATTATCACATAAGGCACAATCACTTTCAAACACTTGCAGATACTTAGACTTAGCTTTAAACAAGCTAAACTCATTCACGAACATTATTACTGTAGCTACTTGTTCTCCATCTTCTTGATAGAACAAAGTAACAGTAAAGAATGTAGGAGCATCTGAAGGTACATTGATAAGTATAATGTCCTTATTCTGTGTAAAACCAGGTATGAAAGTATGCTTACTATTATCTGTTTCATAAGCATTCTTGTAATTCCTAGCTCTATCAATGTAGATATGGTCGATCACAATCGTAGGATCACTCAATGTGAGTTGTAGTCCTTTTTCTGTTAAAATTTTCTTCGTTACCGTCATACCTTATTAAATTAAAAAAGGCTACCAGGCTAGTTAGCCCAATAGCCCTCTTTATCAGCATACTGAAATTTTATTATTAAGCTACAGCTTCACCAGTGATGAATGACTGCAAACCTTTATCAACGATAGAGTCTTTCAGAGTACCAGCTGCTACATACAGTTCAGTAGTAAGCGGAGTAGTCTTAATGTACTGATTATCATTGCTCAGGTACAAGTTATCATTTTCGATAATAGCATAGTCATAAGTTTCATCTTCAACAACCTTACGAGCCTGCTCTACGATAGGATATGCACCAGTGAATACATGACCTTTATAACCCATATTACGAGCTTCTGCATCACGTACTTGTTTCCAGTAACCTTTACCAGGATTACCTACAGTCTTAGCAATTACAGCACCAGGAACAGCGGCAGGCTGATTAGCTAACAGTGCACCAGGAATAGTCTGATACAAGGATACTTCCATAGATACAATAGAGTATTCATTAATAGAATCTACACCTTCATTGTCATCTTTAGGAAGAGCAGTCAATGTCAAAATAGCAGCAGCTACAGTAGCCTGTACTCTACGACCTTTGTGACTATTGATCTGTTTAGCAAAAGCTGAAGCCAGATCAGCAGCAGTTGCACTTGTAGCATATTGTTCATATGTGTGAGTGAACTGAGACTTATCTTCATATAAGTCTTTGTAATAAATACGTAATACGTAACGGTTACCAGCTACGATTGTTGCATCAGTCAAAGTAACAGTTACTTTTTCTTGAGAAGGTGCAACGTATTCACCTACTACTGCAGATGGTTTAGAAGCCTTCTGAATTTCTGTAGAGAATTCGATGTTAGCCTTTTGAGCGATTGTACCGTCCGGCATTGTAACACTCATTTTAGGACCTGCAACACCAACGTACAGCGAAGCAGCATCAACAGCAGCTGCAGCAGTTTTAATTATTGCCTTATTTTCATCAAACAATGCAACATCACCTGCATTCAATGCGTCTGCAATGGTATAAGCTGCAGGACAATTTTTACCGATAAGAACGGTATGTACTGAAGTTATCATATAATATAAATCAAATTTTAATTAGACATACAAGCGCTTAGTCTATATTGCTTACTTTCTACTTTCCTTATTTCAGATTTCCACGTTAGTAAGCGCTTTGGGTTTTTATTCCATACTAACTGTTTCGTTAGTATAGGTGTTATATCTTGGATCTGCCTGATTCTCTATATACATTTGAGCAGCTAACTTAACTATCTCTATATGAGTATGGTCTGGCATATCAGTGTATTGTGCAAATGGGTTAGTATGTAAATCTATCTTAATAGGTTTACGTAAGTAAGTCAGTAAATACTGTGCTACTTTGTACTTTCCATCTGTGCTCAGTTTAATACTATCTCCTTGTATTAATCTGATTGGTCTAGCTTTAGCATAGTGTAAATGATATTCTGATAAAGAATTCTCTTTAATTCTATCTATAGTGTCTATAGTAGCCTCTATAGTGTCTGTGTTCTTAATCACGTATTTACCATTACTATCTTTTTCCCAACATGGTAATGTCATACCATCTGCAGGAGCTATTCCAGCTGTATCTCCTAGTAAGATTAAGTAATCACTTGGGAGTTGTACAGTATATAGTTCATTACTTACTTTAACTACTTCATCAGTATATAAATACTGAGTTACTAAAGTACGTAAATCATCTATACGTTTTTGAGTCTATTCAAAAGACTCTCTTTTAAAATTGTTTTCAGAATACCTTGTTTTCCAAAATTTATCAAGAGCTGTATTAAGGAAGTACTCTGATATAAGTGTAGTAGGCTTTGTCAGATTATCATCTAACTTATTTATCTCTACCTCTAAAGCTTCTTGTAAATCTATGAATCTCATAATTAGTCATTCTGTTGTCTAGTAGCTAGACGATATTTAGCTTCTGTGATGAACATCTCAACAGCACCTTCTACAATCTCCATATGAACATTCTCAGGAAGCTCACAATGATCTAGTACCTTTACACCATCTACTCCAATTACATCAAACTTCTTAGGTTTACGATAGTATACTAAATCTACTTTCTTAATTATAGTATACTCATCATGAATAAGATTAATGTAGAGATTCTTTTCAGCATCTGTATTATTACCTGCATTCAATACCACATATGGATTAAGCATAATAGCTTTATTGTAGTATGTAGATAATATCTTTTCTGCATCATCTTCTCTAATAGTCTTATTAGGAGTAATTACATATTGAGTTTCATCTTCAATCTCATTCTCTAACTTATAGTTCTTAGACAGTATACTGTTACTTCTTATATACAAGAAATAGTCTGTAGGAAGAACAGCTCTATCGGATAACTTATCAGAATTATATTTATCTTCTATTACAGGATAGATACCTCTGACTATAAGTCCTTTAATAGCATCTTGATTCTTCTTTTGAGCTCTAGTACCATCTAGAACAGTATCTTCTTGTAAGTAATTCATACGTACAAATCTTTCAGTATACGCATTCAAGAATGAGAAGATAGTATCAGAAGTTACTTTTTCTTTTAATTCAAAGTCGGGGTTCATCAACGTAATACGTCTTTCAAACTCGACCTACATTTCTCTGGCTCCCATTATTCTTGTAAGTTATTAATTTGTACTTTAGTTCCAGTTCTCTATGACTCTATGTTCTCAAGTGCTATTACAGCTGCTCTATTAATCACTTCATACATAACATACTCTGGTACTTCGGTAATATCCATATCTGGTTTAGTGTAGTCTATTACTTCTGGTCGCTTAACATAAGTAAGTATGATACCTGAAGGATCTTTCATAGTAACATCATCATAGTATATCTTGAGTTTATTGTCTTCTATAGTAGCTACTGGAATATCAATCCAAGGTCTATTATTATAAGTCTTCTTGAATCTTCTAGCTGTTTCGTGATCTACTAATGTACAAGTTATATATTGAGTTTCCTAGAACTATTCAAGATTATTAAACATTAATATACAAGATACATAGAACATTCTACGATAGCCTTTATTTATACCAGTTTCATTAGTAAAGTCCTCTAGTATAACAGAGTTCTCAAGTAAACTAGTAGTTATTGGTAGACCGTCTTCAGTTATGATAAGACCTTCTAAATCAGCAATTCTGTTTACACTACCCTCAAATGCAACCTTAGTTACAGTAGTACCAGTAAACTTGTTACTTATGACTTCATTATAAGCCTAGTTGAGAAATAGGTCTTCTTCTGCTGGCAAAAAAGCAGGGCAGCCACCATAAGCAACTGCCTGTGCATTTTTATCCATTGCAACCTTAAATGCTTTATGTATATCCTATACTTTCATTACTTAGACTTTATCTCATTAAGTATTGCTAGTTTAATGTCTTGATTCTTCTTATCTTGTAAGAATGCAATTACATCATCAATACCATTACCAATAAGATCTGTTCCAAAGAAATATTGTGTACGACTCTTTCTGATAATGTTTTTAGCAATTGCTTCTTCAATTACGAAGTTAATTTCTTTATTGGGGTTGTTTACCCATTTAAGCATAAATTTCTCTGGAGATGTTTCAACCTGTTCAGAAAGCTTAGCTTCAACTAACTCATTAGACATTGTATCAGATTTCATACCATATAGACGCAAACACTTACGCATATCTTCTATGGACATCTTATCCAATTCTCTATAAGCTTCACGCTTAGCTTTGTTAATACGATTAGTCTGTTCAGCTTCCGCATCCTTGTTAATCAATACATAATCCTTTGAAGGATTCATATTAGACAGTCCATCAGCTACACGTTTATGTCCTTTCAAGAACAAATACTGCAGTTCATCCAATGGTCTATCAGTATCAAGAATAACATCCTTTTTACCAATCTTTACTGCAAAGGTATCCCAGAATTCACTATCTGGATTCAATTCTCCTTCTTGCTTACCTAAGGCTTTCTCTAATCTACGAGCATCAGCTGTGCTCAAGCCAGTGTAGATATTTCCGTTGCGTGTCCAATAAGGTCCTACATAATCAAATGTAGTAGGCCATTTAGTAAGACCAGTCCACGGATTTACTTTCATGATTCTAACGATTACTTCCATAATATTTCTATTAGATGTATTATTCTGTTATTCTTTATATTTCCAGATATACTTTATATTAGAAAAAGATCGAGGAGTCCCTAAGTTAGCTTCACCCGATAATTGTCTTTGTATACTTCTTCTATCGCATCCTGTAGATCTAGAGGCTTCCATTATAGATGGAAATTCAGCTAAACATTCACCAGTTAGTTTATCAAATTGGCATACTTGCTTGGCAAATTTCATTCCATTAGCTCTAGCTGTTTCTAACATTATTCCGTCAAGTTTACTACCAGCTTTAAATAAATGCTTTTCTGCAGCTTTACGGCATGCTTCTGAGATTACATGTCCACCTTTATCTAAGTTATATCCTATATTAGGATCTGTAGAGTCATATTGAGAGATCCAATAAATTTCTCTTTCATCTACTTGTTTAGGTGTACCTTCTACTTTTTCTAATAGTTCTACATAGAAATTTTCAGGTTTATGATTATTTATAGCAATATATAATGCTAAAGATTTGTCATTCTTTCTTTCAGAATGTAACGCTCTATTAATGTGTTCTGCAAATCTCTTGTAAATATCACGTTTAGTCTGTCCTATGTAAACTTTATTATTAGTTCTATCTGTTATTTTGTATATATTATATATATTCTCCATTGTTATAGGGTATTTTAGTTATATACCCTATAACGTAGAGAAATATAAAAAGTTGCTCAATCGCGTCGAATATTTTATTCGAGTATCAATTCTCCGCAAGCTCTGGGATCGCGGAGCATTATTCCCATTTCACCAAGGAAGAATACGGTATAACCGTCCTTACCGTTAGATCTCAGAGTATCTTTAGACTTAGCATAACCAGACGGAGCAACAGCACCACCAGTGTACCAAGTTACGAATTCACGATCTTTACGTACTACTTTCACGATATTAGCTTCGCCATCACGACGACCAAGATCCAAGAAAGTCATACGGTATGATTCTTTCGGTTTCAGAGTGATCGGGTGAAGTTCACGGTTGTAAGTCGTATCGTCATACAACGGGAAATACTTCAATGTCAACTCAATACCATTAGTCATTGAATAGGTCTTGAACTGACCACCAAACTTCAAGTTATCACCAGAACCAGTTACGAATACTGTATCAACCAAGTTCATGGTAGCTACTTTTTCTTTCAGGATGCGGTCAAATTCACGCATACCCATTTCACCAGTCAGGGCAACAAACTTACGTTCGTTAGTACCCAAACAGTTGTAAGACAGGTCAAACAAGAAGTCTTCCAACATTTCACCACTCAACTTAGTATAGTAACGTCTGTTAGACGGAGCGATCTGTTCGAGCAAACCAGCACCAATGAATACAGGACGACCGTTAGTACCCTTCAAGTTACAAGAACCATCTTTGTTAACATTAGTCTTCATGTAAACCAACATACGTTCACATCTCTTATACCATTCACGCAAAGCTTTCCATTCCTGATAATCAGCCCACAGATAAGAAGTCTTACCAGTTGCGGGATCTTTCAGAGCGATAGCCATTACTGTAGAATAAGCTGAACCAGTGATATCGTAGTTAATACGGATAGTGGTAAGGTAGTTACGCATCTTGAAGTGAGTGTTGTAGTTCAAGATATCACCCTCTTCACTATATTCTTCGTATGCAGAAGCAAGACGAGAAACTTGGCATCCAGCAGCAAGCCATTCAGAAGGAATATAAGAAGTCGGCTGACCATCAGCTACGAAGCAAGTATATACCCACAGATTACCATCTTGGTAAGGGGCACCAGCTACACGTACTTGGAATTCCTTGTTATCAAATTCAAGAATAGCACCAGGACCGAACCAGTTATCTTCCAACCACAACATGATAGGTGTATTACCCAAACCAGCTGTAGAGTTAGCAGTGATAGCAGCGCCATTCCATTTAGCATCTCTAATTGTTACGGCTCTGTCAGCATCGATCATTACAGACCATTCGAAAGAAGGCTGATCGATTGTCATAACATTACCAAGTCCACCTGTCAACATATCCAAAGAGGTGCTATAACCGCTATCCTTCATACCGAATACGATAGACAGTACAGAAGCAACCTGATACGGATTCTACTGAGAAGCATACGAAATCTTATTCGTATCAATCAAGTCAGAAAACCATTTACCTTTGTAGAGTTGGAGGTTATTAAGAATATTATTCTCCATAAAATACTAGTAATTTTAAAAAATTTATTGTAAAATATTATTTATTATGCGACACGTAGTTGTCGTGTGAAGACGTCCCAAATAGAACCGTCATCATTACTGTTCACAGTCTGTTTCTTAGATTTAGTAGAGATACCTTTATTCTTAGTCAAACTAGATTTGAAAGTATCTATAGCATCTCTCTTTCCTTTCTTCTTAGCAATATCAATAAGACTATCGCCTTTCATAGTGAAGTAAGCAGATGTGATTAAATTCTTCAAGCTCTTAGCATAATCCTTCTGATACCTGGTAACACCGTTTGCATCAGCTTTAAAGATGTATTCCAACAAAGCACGCTTGTCTTTCTCAGGAACTTCTACACCATATATGCTATTCATGCCTTTTATCTCAGTTACAACGTTCTCGAAAAACTCCTGTTGCTGTCTCTAAGCCTCTTCAGCCTACTTCTGTTGATTGACTAATAGCTGTTCTTTCTTTTTATCCTTGATCTCTCTAAGCTCCTCTAAAGCGTCAATAGCCTCATCTTCCAAGATACCGGCTTCTTCATACTTAGTAAGTTTCTTCTCAATCGACTTAGCCGAATAACCTTTTTCCTTCAATAGTTCCTTAACTACTATCTTCTGGTTTATTTCGTTATCCTCCACCTCGATATCAGTAAGATCGATATCAGCATCAATACTAAAATAATCTTTAAGATTGCCTCCATTACGTACAAATTCATCTAATTTCTCTACTTCTTCACTAGAGTATTTAGGTGTAGAGTTTTCTTCAATTACTTCTTTAAAATAGTCAATCAGGTCCTCTGCAGTCTTAGGTTTCTCATCATCTTCTACATCGTCCCAACCTAACTGTTGAGCAAGGGAATCAAAGAATCCAGTGATAACTTCTTCTTCACCAGTTTCGATTGTTTCTTCTTCCTCCTCTTCAACTTCCTCTTTCTTAGCCTTTTTAGTCTTCTTTACAGGTTCTTCCTCTTCTTCCTCTTCAGAATCATCAATATCATCTTCTTCCTCCTCTTCCTCATCTTCTTCAGGTTTACGTTTTTCAACCTTCTTTTCTTTCTTAGGCTTACGAAGTTCTTCCAATTCCTCATCAGTCAGTTCCTCAGATGCTACATCCAGATCGTCTTCCAAGTTGTTGTCTATATCTTCTTTATTAGTTTTACCAGCACCTACACTAGGGGTAAAGACATCTAATATAGTCTCAAAACCATTCAGTGTGTTCTTATTTTCCATAATTATATATAATTAGATTTTATTTTTTCTTTCTTTTCTTAGCCCATTTCTTTGCTTGAATAGCAAAATTTGCTCTCTTTTTCTATAGAGTAGTAGCTTTAGGGTTGTTCATTACACTGTGTGCATGGGCTTGTACACTTTGTCCTGCAGCCTTAGCTGACTTAGTAAACTTCCCTCTATTCTTCTTTTTAATATGTATCCCACCTTTCTTATAACTAGGTATCGGATACATTGGAT